ACAATGAAAAAAAGCACGACGCATATACCACTAATGAACGGCGATGGAGAAGTAAGATGGGTCTCAGCCCACGGTTATCACTGGGAATGGGAGGGATTCACATTCGTGATCCACCGTCCGGTTGATCCGAATGATCTCGGAAACCAACCGTTCAAGTCGAAAGGGTGGGTCATGACTGAGACTAATACTGGAGCAAAGGTGAGTGCGTTACCATGCACTACACGTGACGATCTAATTAGCTACATGACTGACAAGCTCAACCTCAATGGGGTTGATAAATTCTCCCGCCTTGTCGCAGCTAACCTCAACAAGCGACGTGATGCGTTGCAAAATAAGGGTTAGTTTTACATCTATTCCCCGCTCCGGCGGGGCGTAGCTCACAGCTACCAGTATGCTGGTGGTTGCGAGCTATGATAAAGCATGAACATAGAGGGTTTACCCTCGAACTAGATAGGGACGGTGACAACACCGTCTACGCCGACATCTCGAAAGGAGACTTTGTAGGATCGCTCGCAATGGTAGAGGATCTTGGAACCCTCGACCACTACGATGACTGGTCGAAGACCCCAATGAAAGTCCCCCAATCAACGGTGGAATTCTTCCAAAAATGCGAGGAAGAATTCCTCGCCATGACAGACTAACCCTAACAGCTACCACCCCGTTCCGGCGGGGCGTAGCTCTCAGCTACCGGACTCCGGTGGTTGAGAGCTATGAGCAAAACAACTGAACCAAGAGACCTACCTTGAACCTCTAACCTAACCGATATGAAATTGAACTCAATACACGGCAATAACCGTTACTGTGGCCCCGCAGCAATCTCCGCGATCACCGGAGCCTCGACAGATGATGCAGCGTATGCCATCCGTCAGAAATCAGGACAGCGTTTCGTCAAAGGCGCAGCCATTCCCCATGTCATCGCTGCCCTCCGCGAATCAGGAGTCTTCGCCGATCAGGTATACTCCGCTCCGGTAGGTAAAGGTCTGACCTTCGCTCAATGGCGTAGGCACAGCAAAGATGATCGGAAGGCTGGTGTGGTCTATCTCATCGTCGCTGGCAACCATTATCAAGTGGTGTCGGGACGCAAGGCTACCTGTGGTAGGCTTCGTGAGATTGTCAGCATCGCAGACAAACGTCTCAAGCAACGAGCCAGAGTGTATGCAGTGTGGAAGCTGAGTGCCTCCAAGATCACCCCTCCGTCCCAGCCCAAACGAGCGAAAGATCTGAATGCCAGCGCAAGGTCGAAGGCCCGAAGACTCGCCACCAAGCACGGATGCAAGATCGACATCGATCAGGGATACGACGGCGAGAGAAACCACTACTGGGTCTTCGGCCCCGATCATGTGGAAGCGGACGAAGACTACATCTTCTCCGGCGATCACATAGCATACGATTGGGTCGAGGTCGTTGATCGAATCGAGAGGATCGCTGCCTTTGCAGAAACGCTCGACTAACCCCTAACCGTTATCCCCGCTTGACGGCGGGGCATAGCTCTCAGCCTCCGGCCAGTCGGAAGTTGAGAGCTATGAGCAAACAAGACATAATTAACCATCCAGATGCCTTCCATTTCTTGACGGTAGCCCATGCAGGTGCTGCCTCAATCGTGGAAGAACTCAACTCGTTCAATCCCGAAGGAAACCTGATCGCGATTGATGACGATCACCCGAAGTATTCAAAGATCTACATCCTAGATTCTGAATTCGTATCCTGAACCCTGAACCGTGTGCCATGCATCATGCATGGCATACCATTCAGGGGTCACAACGACCCACTGAAACAAGAACCAATAAACCAATAGAAAGAAAAAACTATGCATCAAATTACAGAAATCGATTCCGTCCTCCGTCCTGCTGGCTCCAAGTATCGCACTTGGCACGGCATTGATACGGAGATCCACCGTCCGATCAGCCTTCCGGTTGCGGATGAATACGGAGTGTTGCCAGTTGTCTCGAAAGAGGCACTGTTCACCGCCGGAAGCGATGCTCCGGTCGAGAACTTCAAGGCTCTCACCGCCATCGATAAGAATGGTGAGAAGCAGACACTCGACGTTGTCAGTGATCGATACAGCATCATTCAAAACGAGCAAGTGTTTCGGACCATGTCGGAATCGTTCAAAGGAACCGGCCTTGATTACACCCTCTCCTGTATCGGAACTTTAGGAGGACTCAAAAAGTTCTTCATCAGTGTCGCCGTAGGCGATGACGCTGGCGGTTTCACCGTCAATGGCGATAAGTTTCACGGCAACGTGAACTTCATCACCAGCCATGACGGTGGCTCGTTCCATGCCCATGACAGTCTCACCCGCATCGTGTGTGCCAACACCCTCCGCTCCTCGATGGCCGGAAATAAGAACGTAAAGTTCAAGATCCGCCACAAGGGAGATACGAAAGCGAAGTGCGCGGATCTCTCCCGCTACTTGAACGGTGTGTTCACTGCCCGTGACGAGTTCGTAGAGAACATGGGCAAGCTCGCCGACCAGCGAGTAGCTGGCGATGACATCCGCCAGATCGTCGGTGGCTTCTTTGTGAAAGAAGCATTCAAGCGTGGCGAGAAACTTGAAGAGGGTTTCAAGACACGTAGCCTGAACATGATCGACGGCATCACTGACCTCGCCATCTCCGGTCGCGGAAACAGTGGACGGTCTCTCTATGATGCCCTCAACGGAGCGACTGAGTTTTGGACATCCGGCGATGGTGTTGGCCGGACAGCGAGTGCCGGAAAGAAAGCCTACTCTTCCGAATTCGGAAACGCTGCTGCCAGCAAGGAGAAGTTCTCCGAGTATCTGATCAGAGGAGAGTTTGAATCCTCGCTTCAGGAAGATACAAAGCGCATCCTCGCCCTCACTTCCTAAGTGAGTCTTGATACACTGCCCCTTCCGATTGGAGGGGGTAGTAATCAGGAATGAGCCTGAACTTAAACGATAAAACTAAAATGTATAAGTATACAGAAACAGAGCTTCAATCGCTCCCACCGTCATTCGGCGGCAATAATGAATACGGTTGCGAGACCGTCACCTGCTTCTCGCCTTCACCTAAGAAGGCGGTAGCGTTGGAGGGAACCATCACCCGCTCCCGTGAGGGAGTCGAGGGCGTCCCCGTCCTCTTGAATGCGACCCTCGTCGCCCCCAACGGTCGAGTCGTTTTCGACCGTTGGGATTAACCCCTCAACCTGAACCCTGAACCCTGAACCAGTGCTCCCTGTAGACGATACAGGGAGCACAATTCAGGAGTCATGAAGACTCTTGTGAACAAAAGCAAACTAATGAAAATAACAAATAAACAACTCTTGGATTTCGCGAAGACCCAAGACCCTCAAGACACGTTCGACCTTAACTCAAGCGACAACTGACTAGCCGCTCAGGCAGCTACTCAGTTGAGTGGCCAACGGCATGGGATGAATGGATGGTACGACTTCGCTGTCTTCGGCGAGGGTCTGGAATACACGAATGTATCTCCAGAGTATGCTCGCTGGTGTAAGTCGAGACATGAAGAAGACAGGGATCAGAGTGATCACACTCCTTTCGAGGACGCAGTCGAAGCTCTGAAATCTTTTGTTGAAAGAGAAGAAAACGAGCGTCGATAATTTTAACCCTAAAACTAAAGAAGAAACTAATACCAATGAAAAAGAAACTAATAGACTGGCTCATAGGAGCCGTAATATTTATCGCCTTTCTGGCGGTGATCGGAAACATCGAGGTGTTCCTTGAGGAGAAATTCCCAACCCCATATGATCTGAAGAGCGATGAATAACCTAGAAATCATCGGCCTGATTCTGGCCACGCCTCTGATCGTCATCGTCATCGCCGCGAGCATGGTCAAGTCAGAGGCTCGCCGTATCGAAAAGATGAAAGCCCGTGCCGATAAGAAGAAAGGGAGGAGGTCATGATCTACTTCACCGACACCGACCCCGACGAGGCAGCGAGCAATCTCTGCGACCGTCACTTGCGGAAGACCGTGAGATTCACCCAAAAAGTGTTCGCGGAAGCCGCTGAGAATCGCACACAGCATCGCGACCCGTATATCCGGTGGGGCTGTGCCAGTCTCGCGAACTTAAAATGGGTCGTTGAACATGGAAACGCAGCGGCCCATGAGCTTTACTATCGATTCCACAAACCCGTCCGAATCGAAGACAGCCTGCCTTTGATCAGGGCCAGAGAGAAGATGGACTCTCTGGCCCTCCCGCCCGTAGACCCTGACGATATCATATTCCCTTACTCAGTAGGCAAGGTGAGAGAGTTTTACCGTCTAGAGGTTTTTCCAAATTCGAGATGGACAAGGCGGTATCCGCCTGATTGGATGCACCCGTCACTTCTGGTGAAGTGATTGTTTATTCATAGCATAGCACGAAGGAGGTAGGGAGAAATCCCTGCCTCCTTTTTTTGTGCCTAGAAATAAGTGGGAAAAACCGCCCAGAAATTTCCCACTTACTATCATAGATTAATCCACGCAAGCTCTACTCAGATTCTGTAATAGGCCGGACAGGAATGTAGCGGTTGAGCTTTGAGGCGTGGTCGTAGACCTGCTGCGCTCGCGCCCTGCCGTATTCATCAGTCCTTGGGTCGAGCAGGCTCTCGATAATGTATTTGAACGACGGCCTGTCCATGTAACCTTTACTCAGTAGAGCGACCCTATCTCGACCAAGCTTCTTATCCTTCATCCCCTTGAGGAGGTCGGTGTCGGTGAGTCCGAGAGAGGCGAACCCTTTATTGATCCGCATCAGTTCGTAGTTAAGGAGGCGTCGATCCTCGATGTTCTCATCGATGATGTCCGCTACCTCGCCGTCGCTCATAGGGACGTTACGCTTCACTGCGTTGAGTCCGCTCTTCACGTTGTTGAACCTATTGTTAAGATCCAGCAGGTAACGCGAATACTGTTTCTGGAGATCAACATCATGGATACGGAACGGCATCGCGCCGTCCATAATCTCAAGACCCATGCCAGTCAGAGATCCGGTTGACCAGCCCTCGTAAAAATCCTTACCGAGTCGCGGAGCGTATGCCTCCTTGGCGATGTGGCCTAAGATCTTCGATCCTGCTTCCATCGGACCGTCGGCCCCCTTGTTCCAAATTGGTTTACCCGTTGACGGGTTAAGGTTTCGGCGGGCCTCAGACACTGCTCCCGCGAGAATCTGATCGTCTAAGTATTGATCCCTCACTAAGCCTAACGCGATGGCGGCTCCCGCTTCAGTGAACTCACCTCTGCGGATGTTCTCATACCCTCGCAGGAACGGATCGACCAGTAGCGAGTATGGATTGACGTAGGTCAGGTCAACCGACTTCAGCTCACCGTTCCATCTGTAATAGAAGAACGTATGCCCTCTGAGGTAATCTGGAATGGATGCACGCATGGCCTCGTCCTCCTCATCCCCGATGCCCGATAGCGCGGCGAGTGCCATAGGAAGAGCGGAAGAAAGAACTCCTATCGTTCCCATCATTGAGTATTTTCTAAACCTACCTCTCCGAACAAGAACAGGGTTGCCGCTGGCGATCTCCTCACTGGCGAGCTTGAACGTGTTGATCATGATTCGCGGAACCTCCATCTTGAATCGGATGAACGGGGCGAACAGCAGGCCGAGACCGGACTTCGTGAACGCTGCAACGGCTGGCGGTGCTTGGCTGTATGCCTGTGAGGTCATGACTACCTTGCGTGCGGCCAGACGCTTGATCTGCGTGTCGCTCATAGCGGCGAGGTTGTTGACCCCCACTTTGCCGTCCTTGACCGTGCTTGTGTCGGCGGCTTTTGCTTCCATCAGGATTGCCAACTCATGGTTGTAGTAGACGATCTTGTAGGCGGCGTCGAGAGCGGCGGATAGATCCTGCGCCTTCTTCTCAATCATCGCTAGACCCTTAGTGACTTTATTAAGTTTCGTCTTTTCACCTAAGTCTTCGATCTGTTTCCTGATGCCGTCGGGAGTTACCTTACCGTTCAGGAGGTCTCTCAGAACTCCGGCGCGGAGTTCGTCGCCCTTGATGTTCAGGCCGATAAGCTCATTAAGCTCTGGGTCAATCTCGCCGTCTTTGAAAGGTCTTAGGTCATAAGTTCCTTTCAACATTTCAGAGACCATCTTGTCGTAGCGGAAGAATCCCTGAGAGGTTCCGAACAATATGTTACCGATCCCGTTGCGTAAGTAGAATCCGATGGAGCCTAGAGTCTTAGCTGCCATCGCCTTACCGCTAAGGTTAGCGGCTAAACCAACAACTCCCTTAACAGCCTTCTCCGCTGTGTCGGCGTATCCCATCGAGAGAGAGTCCATGAGCGCAACGTCCAGAATCTCTTTGAATTCAGGATCTACCAGCATTCCTGAGAGGGGGTCGTTCTTACTCGGCGCACCCGATCTAGCGGCCTCAAAGTTAGCATACTTGGCGCGGCTCTCTGCGGTAGCTAACTTCTCTTTCACCGTGATCATGACGCCAGTTCTCTTGCCGTATGCCACCATCTGGTTCAGGAATGCCTGCTGCGACGCGATTGTCGCGACGGTAGAGTAAGTCCGAAGAATCAAATCGATACCGGACTCTGACCCAATTTCGCCGAGAAGATTTCGGATCGGCTCCGGCAGCTCTTTACGGCGTCTGAGGTTGTCCTCAATCATCTTGTAACTTTTAGGCGTGGCCGTCGTCGAGTCTCTGCCGCCCTTCTCATACTGCATCAAGAAGGTGTTAAGCGAACCCTGCGCGTATGATCCATGTGGGCTGCTTTGGTTCTCTCTTTCGAGGAGTATGCGAGCTTCAACCTTGGCACGCGACTCGTCCATGCCGCCCTCAAACAGCTCCTTGGCCTTAGTTTTTATGTATTGGTCCTCAAAGAACTCCATAGCGGCGTCCCTCACATCTTGATAATCGGGATCTTCCCTCACCTTCTGGAGGTAAGACGAGTCGGTAAACATCCTATAACTGCGGGTAATGTAGATGCCTCCGGTCTTAGAGATCTTGGCTCCAATATTTTTATCGAGGCCAGAGTCAACGAGTTTCTTCTGCAACGGGATGATCAACTCCTGCCGTATGTCGATAATGTGAGCGGCTAGCTCTGGAGAGTCCTTAGCGAGGTCTCTCAGAGCGGCGTCGCGGTCGGCTTCCCTAGACTTTCGGGCCTCTTCGTAAGCTCTATCGGTGGCCTCAGTTCTCGCATTATGGGCGAGTCCTTTTAAGGAGTTAGCTTGTTCGTCAGTGATCTCGCCTGCTTTGCGCTTCCTCTCTGCGTCGGCGTGTGCGTCGTCGTAATCTTTCTCGATAGCGTCAAGCACTTCATCAGTAACCATGTTACCTGTGTAGTGTCCCTGCGCGAGAGCGATCATTTCCATCGGCGCGTTTTCGTAATCGCCGTAGGTCTCCTTAATGAGTTTATCCATCTTCTTTTTATAGGTGACGACGTTAGCCTCAGTAAGTCGCTTGTAAGCGTCTCGGTTCTGGATCAATCGGCGGAAGGCTTCTGGAAGCTCGCCAGCGAACACCTTATTCAGGAACTCCATGATGAAGTTCTGTGGCTTTCCGGTCTCGGTCTCGTATACAGGGATCTCAAGGAGATCGACCACTGCGGAGAAGTCTATGTTCGATCCTGTCTGCTGGCCGGACGGCGCGGCTGCGGCTGCGGCTGCGGTGGGGGCTGAATACAGAGGTAGTTTTACGGTCTCAGCTCCCTCGTCCGCTTTTCTAAATATAAGTTCGCGTTGAGAAACACCAACGGACGGTGGGAAGATGCTGTCTTCCTCCGATTTTTTAATTGGATCTGTGTTGCCGTCATAGGGGTCGGCTGCTTTTTTGGGGTTAGGTTTCTTAGCCGAGTAAACTACGTCTTTCCACAGGTTGGACTCACTCAGAACGTGGACTACAGGTGTCTCACCCGAAGTGCTGCGTATAGAATATGGGTATGAGTCATGGAAGTCAGTCTCGACGGCTTCGACCTCTCCCTTCATCGAGAGAACAGCGTAAACCCGCCCAGATGCTTTCTTATCCATTTGCTGAAATTGCTGGAAGGTCTTGACCAGCGGCTCTGCAAAAAGATCTGCCATGCCCTGCATGACTGATGCCTGTGCGAGTTTGCCTTGAGGTATGTTACCTTTATTGTATAGGTTCTTGTCACCAGCCAGAAGATCAGCTATGTTCAAAGCCTGATTTTTCTTTTTATCGAAAGCAGCTTTTTCCTTTGGGCTGAACTTCTTCTGAACTTCCACTGTCGGCAGTTTCATGCTGTCAGCTATTGCTGACGATATCTGAGCGATAAAGGAACCACGTTGTGGGAACACTGACTCTTCAGGGTGGAGATTCTTTTTCATCTCCTCTATGTTTTTAGCCAGTCCGTCTTTCAGCTTCAGTTTCCTTGAAAATTCTTTGATGGTGGTCGTCTCGACTCCTGTATCTTTGTCTTTCTTTTTAACAACTAATCTCTCTTTACTGGCGTTAACAATAGCACGGTTTACGACCGCCTCAGTGATCCCATACTTCTTGGGGTTCTTGGCTAGAGTGGCGAACAGGTTGACCGCTCCCGTAGCCATTGTTGTGGAGCTAAACATCTTCTCGATGGGAGCGGACGTGAGAGCCATAAGAATAGTTCCGTTGTTGCGCTTGGATATCTTGTTAAGGTTTTCCGCCATGTTCACAGCGGCGTCCTTGGTAGATGCCCAGAAATACCCTTGGTCACCGAACATGACTGGGTAGTAAACACCTCCCTTGCCGTCTACGACCTTATCGCCCTCGACCTCCAGTGTGCCTGCCATTGCGCCGTCAGGTTGGTGGAGCATGACGGCCATTCCCTCAAACTGGTCGAGGGATTGCTGTATCTTAATGTATCCGTTCTTGATCTTCTCGTAAAACTTCCCGTCTTCTTTGACGTAGATGTGTTTGACTATGGGATCACTCGCACTGGCGATTTCTGGTGGGGTCTCTATTGGGGCTGAGGAGAGTCTTCTGGCTGCTCCTCTAATCGGGAGAGAGTCAGGTCCAGTATCAGATCTTGCTGCGCTTGCGAGGATAGGATCTCCTCCGTCTCTTGGAAGAGGGCTTCCAATTCTTCGTTCGATGTCGTTTCTTTCATAAAGTGTTTCTAAGTAACCGTTATAACTAACGGGCGTTTCTCCAGATTTTCTTATAGAGGCTCCCCATAAAGCGGCTTGAACTTCTCTGGGTTCCCACCCTAAAGTATTAGCTACTTCAGTCAAGACCTTTTCTGCTTTTTCAAACTGAGCTTTACTAGGCGATGTCTTATTGAAGAGCATACGAGCAACGTGTCTATCAACAACAACTTTACTCGTATCACCAGCAGAGGCTTTATCGTAGTTAGATATCTTCCTCCCACTCAGCTCTTCATCGTCCCTGATTTTATCAAGGTTACTAGCTACTCCTTTAAGGTATCCTTTTCCTTTACTGTCGAGGAAAGGCTCCCCCCGCTTCATCTGGCCATACGCTTTAAGGGCTAAAGCGACATTGGATTTCACACTTGCGGCCTGTGAGGTAGCACTGAGAATTCTCTGGAATAGTTCAGCGTCGGGGCCGAAGTAGTCTTTCAAAAGAGCTTCGTGTCGATCATAGAAGTCTTTCCAATCTTTTGAGGTTTCAACTGCTTCAATGATCTCTTTTCGGGTCATGCGTAATCTCAAAGAGTTTTTCTTTTTAACTCTTTTTATAACAGCGTCTTCTACCGGAGCAGACGCTAAACCAACGAAGTCCTGATTCACGGTTCCGAACATCCTGAAAGCCTCCATCGGGTTTTCAGGATTGAACGCCATCTTCGTGGGCTGGCGGACGAAACCTACCTCGATAGCTCGCATCTCAATAATCAACTTATTGAGGGCGATATCTGCTGCGGCTCCGATCTTTTTACGGTTGGCGACCCATCGGTTGATGATCCCCCTAAAGTAACGATTCAGAATCCTAAGTAAGGAAGGCTTTGATTTCCAGAATTGGGTGTCGTCCTCAGTAGTGAAACCCCGTGTGACCTTCTGGAGGTGCATACGAAGTTTCTCTTCCGCCAACTGATACTTGGCGTCTGCGACTTCTTGAGGGTCAGATGACTGAAGTCTCGCCAGCATGGTCGCGAGTCCACTTTCGTTTCCGACGAGGTATTCTTTAGCGATGTCCACGTAGTCTGAGTCAGAAAGACTGTTGATGTAATTCTGAATCTCTTCGTCGGTCAAAGCGTTGAAGCTGGCGTTATGGGTCAGCTCCTCGTTGATTATAACACCAGCGATTGCGCGTCCGGCGATGTCACTAACGTCGCCTGTCTGGCTCAACATAACAGGCAGGTTTATGAAGATCGCTGAAGAATCAGGGTCCACAAAGGCAGCACTGCCGCCGGACTCAGTAGTGAGTTTTATGTCTATGCCCACCGGAACCAGACCCCTGATGTAATTGTATAGTTCTCTTACTTTAGGTCGGTCTGCCTCTGGAACACCTTCAAGGAATCTCTCAGCATCTTCCACGTCTTTCTGACGCTTCGCTTCAAGACGTGCCTGCTCTGTCTCGCGCTGCATCTCGCGCAACGCCTCTGCCCTCTCGATCCGAGACTCGGTTTGGGCAACTGGTGAACTGTATAACGTCGCTGCATTAGCGACCTGACCGCCCAAAGCTTTGGCGTTGGTGGTCGTTGTCGAGCGGGTATTACCACCCACGTTGATAACATCCTCAAGAGATTCTGCTACTTTGCTGGCGTCACCTCTACCTACATTAGGGAACAGCATGGCTAGGTTAGTCAGGAAGCGGGAGAAAAATGAGGATCTGTTGGGGGCTGGTTTGAGATCCCTAACGTGCTTCTGCACTTCTTCCGATAACAAGAACTGAGCGGTGAACTCATTAAGATCGACAAGAGCGTTCTCAAGAGACGGGACGGGTCCGCTTCTTTCTTTCTGCGATTCGTAAGACTCTTTTGCGGAGTCGAAAACAGCGGATAACTGTTTGAGTGTAGTCTGGACTTGAGACGATTTCTCCGCGATTTGAGCCTCAGTAGCTGAAGTGGTATCAGAAATAAATGCGTGGACGTATTCCTCAAGTAGTGTGTTGACGAGACCTCGACCGTTTCCAGATGTCACGTTGATAAACACAGTGTGCGAGCCGTCGTTCCCCTTGATGTATTTGCCTGCGATGTCGGCGGTTGTTTCCCCCAACACAAACTTAACCCCTTTGATCAAATCAGTGTCACGCAGAAGCAGGTCAGCTACGACTTTGTGAGACGGGTTATCTGAATTTTTAGCGACCTCTTTAAGGGCTTTGATGACGCTGTCAGGGTTCCCACTCTCAAGACCCAGTCTCTCGATATCAGCCTCGTTCTCAGCCTTGATGGTCGCCCTCTCGGCGGCAGAGATGTTAGATCTCGATAGGTGGGTGCGGACTGCTTTAGTTAAAGCAATCATTGTGTTCCTCGCCTCGTCAATAGAGATCTGTGTCCCCACGGCGTCAGTGAACAGAGCTTGGAAATAGCTCACAGCGTCAGAGTTCTCGTAGCTCGCACCGTCCGAGCGGGTTGCGAAGTTGACGAGAAGTAGCGCGTTCAGAAAATCTGTGCCGCTGGTCGAGAGTTCATTTTTCTCGATAGCATCCACAAGCTTATTAACAGATGGTCTGGTGTCGCCGTTTCCAGATGACATCCATGAAGTAAACAGCCCGAACACGTCTTCGGCACTCGCGTTCTCAACCATGCCCTTCATCTCAGGAGTGGGGTCGTTCAAGACCTCATCAAGGATAATCTTGTTGACCTCTCTGCGTAAGTCTGGGCTGGTATTCACCGCCCCAATCGCGGTGTCTATCGCTCCAGATACTGCGTCGCTTATATCTTGTGGAGAAGCAAGTTCACCGTCAGGGTTACGCCCGAAGTTAGCGATCCAACCGCTTACTTTAGCGTTCCTGAACTCAGCGGGGGCTACGTCGAACGGGAGGGTGGAGACCGCTCTCTGTTCTCTAAGGGAGTTGGCGTCGTCCTGTTGCAACTTAAACTCATCGGTAGCTTTTCTAAGTAGCGTGTCGAAGGTAGGCGTCGCGTTGTTAGCGAAGTCGGGGTTGTTCTGGAGTTTCTGCTCCACAAATAATCCTATAACCGCCCCGCCCGTAAGGTTGATGTTAGACTCTACTTTAACAAACGGTAAAAGTTTTTGGGCTGCTTGCTCTACATTTTTAGATCCTGTCTGAGCCACCACTTCGTCTATAATTGTGGCAGGGTTAGAGAGTAACTTCTCGCGGAGACTGAACAACTGCGCGTTGAACAAGAATTCTTGCTTGGCCGACTCTAACGAAGCGGCGTGGAACTCAAGACCACGCTCACCGCTGAGAATTTTAAACCGTGCTTGAACGTCGTCGTTCGTCTCGTCTCCGGTCTTCTCCAGCTCAAGGGCGAATCTATTGATTCTATTTTTAATGTCAGTAGTGCTAGCGAAAAACTTTCCCTCTATGGGTCCGCCGTTTTCTGGGTCGAAGTCTGCGACGCCGTTTGGTAGGGCGGCTGGCTTGAACGGGATACTGGCTAAGGCAGCAGCTCTCGCGTTGTTCGGCTCAATCGAACTAACGTCCCTCGCGTTACCGAGCTTAGACTCTAGCAGGCGACCGTCGGCGGTAGGCCCGACCACGTCAGTAACCCTCCCGTCCGTGATTCGGATAGCGGGGTTGAGGTTTGCCCTATTAAAACTGCGGGGAACCTTAACGATTCTACCAGACTTCAAGATCTCGATAATGGAGATCGGGTCGTTATCGAATATGCCGTTACCACTATCATCAACAAAAAATTTAACGGGCTGTCTTTCGGTCTTACCGGATACGGGATCGAAGTAAGTCCTTTTCGGTCGTTTACTGGTGTCGAGCTTTGCGTTCTTTGGAGGAGCGAGCTTAGGGTAAGCGGTGTAGACCGCAGAAGCCACAAACTCTGACAGGGACTGCCGTGACGATTCAGACGGCATCGGCAAACCATAGTTTACGTTGGGGTCGAGGTTAAGCGGGAAGCCGTGGCTGATCGCGAAGTCGATGAGCTTGTTAGCTTTCTCTTCTGCGTCAGGGCCACTGAAGGGAGGGTCATCAAACCTAAGTGTGCCTGACGACGGCCTTGAAGAATACCGCTTTGACTTAGACGGGTCGAAGCCACGGCTGTTGCTGTTGGTCGAACTTATGTTGGTTCTGGACTCACCTTGAAGGGAAACACCAACGGACTCTGCGTTAGTTTGTTCTTGGGTGAAGTCGATACTAGGACCGCCAGCGTAGTCTTTAATTTTTCTAGGGGATTTACGACCGTAATCAAAAGGAGTCTCGGCAGCTGGGACTGAAGGGTCTTCGATGCCCTCAATTTTAAGAACCGTGGTATCCTCACTATTATTAAAGTTGATATTCTGCTGGTTTCGGATGTTCTCGAAAGCGATCTCAACGTCAAGTGGGCTGGCCTCGTTTAGGGACTGCAAGAACACCTCTGGATCTACCTGCTGGTCAGTAAGTGTAACATCAGGAGTAGTGGGTGACTGTGAGGCAACTCTAAAGTTTTGTTCCTCTTCTGAGAGGGCCATGCTCTCCTGCCCAAGCTCTATTTTCCGTTGTTCGCGGACGGCGACCTCGGCTTCTCGCTCCTCCTCATTTTCAGGTAGGGTCGATTCGTCATCGAGTTTAGATATCTCTTGGGCGATCTCCTTACTTCTTTTAGCGTTCTTTGTTCTTAGTAGCGTCTCCTCAGTAACAGTCTCAGATACCTCTGAGGGGAGTAATGGTGCTGGTTCAGGCGCAGGCGAAGCCGCACCACCCCTTATACGGGTCATCATTAGCTCACGAACCTGCGCGGCGGCGAGCGGACTACCTGTTCCTTCAAGCTCAGAAGAAACTTGTTCAGCGAAATCATTCATCATCCGAATACGCTGCTCTAGCTGATCCATCGGGGTAACGCCTAAGCGACCTCCAACGGACTGAATAGCGGGAACACCGCCACCGAGAATACCGCCAACTTGTGCGGCGTGCCACACCTGCTTCATCCTCTCAAGGATCGGCGTGTCCTGATTAAGTGCCACGTCTTCAACGAATGAATTGACTAACTCATCAACACCTTCTTCAAAACCTTCATCGACAACATTCTTTACGATCCTCTTTCCAAGAGTAGCGGCCCCATACTTCTTGATGGAGTCGTTCATTACTTTTGTCATGGTTATTTTGACGGTCTCATCAGTGATGCCTCCCGTGTTACCCATTGCTTGGAAAAGCTTTTTAGATTCTCTAAAGGTCATGCCTTTAAGCAAGGCGTCCTCAACACCTCCGCGACCTATCGCACTGAAGCCAGAAGTGATCACACCTGTGATCGCGCCAGAGGTTATGGCAAAGCCTAAAGCCCTGTCGTGGGCTTCCTCTTCGGTGAGGTTAGGGTCTTTACGTAGCTGGTTGTAAAGTGAGCCATAGCTCATCGCTCCGCTGCGTGTGGCTGCTGGAACGAAGGTCGCGACCCCCAAATTAAACTTACTGGAGGCTGCTTTGTTAAATGCTTCGATAGCTTCGATGGTCTTGTCGCGGCCTCCTTTTTCCGCCGACTCCCTGATAAGATCTTTAGCGGCCTTCTCTGCCACTTCTTTATAACCTTCTTTCGAGCTAGCTCTAAGAACATTACTGGTAAGTGCTTTACCTAGTCCCTTAGCGGTGAGCTGCGCTCCGCCTTTCGTGATACTTCTCACGGCCAAGTAACCCGCTCCAGCAGCACCACTGGAAACTGAAGCTAACACAGTCGTAGCGGCTATGTCCACGATAAGGGGCGCAACACTTTCGGACACGTCTTGGAACAGGCCGTATTGCTCACCAAAAATCTGCGCGACCTCGCGGCGGTCAGACTGTCTCTGAGCCGCATTAGAGAGACCGTCTTTGGCCCAGTCCGCGCCCATAGCAGCGGGAGCGATATACAGAAGGCTGGCGACAGAGTCCCAGACAGAGTAGGCGATTCCCTTAGCACTGTCCAAGTATTCATTGAAGTTCTCATCCTTAGCGATGAAATCATCGAAGATGTCTAGGTCATCTCTTCCGGCCTGTCTGCCGGACACAAGAGCTTTCGCCCAGTCGTCACCGACGGCGGACTCAGACAGGAGCTTGCTGTAGCTCGCGAAGTTTTGTTTGAGAACCTGAACACGGTTATCGGTGAAAAGTTTTTTCTGCTGGGCGGTAAGTTCAGGGTGCGCGGCAAGAGTATTAACCATGTCCTCTTCACGGGCAAAGACTGCGGGGTTCAGGACTGGGCCAAGCGCGGTCTTGTAAAGGTTCTTACCCGCTTCAGACGGGTCTTGATGTAACTTAAACGCTCCGGTCCTAGCTCCCTCATTAATAACATGGGCTTCGTAAGCTGCGCGGACATCGTCGGGGCTGTAATTAGCTCCAGAACCGTTCAGCTTCTCAGTGACATACTCAATCGTATCGTCAAAGGATTGGCGGCTAGCGATATAAATCCTCTTTTTCTTGGAGTTGCTCTCCTCCGATTCAACGCCAGCAAATGTCAATAGATCGCTAATTCCCCGCGTGACGGTTCCACTTACAGAATCAAAAGCATTCTGATCTTTTCTGGCGAGTTGGCGAGTGTGTCCGGTAACGTGTTCCGCAACTGAGGCGTCCTGTTGGGCCAACTCAGCGATGCCTTCGGAGATCTCTGCGATCTGCTTGAATTTGTAAAGTTTAACGTCAAGCCCAGCGACAGGGGAAAGAAGCTTTTGAGCTACCAGACCGTCTTTAAACGACACACCTCCGATCTTGGAGGCTTTGATCGCCTGATTTACGGTCATGTTCTCGGCGGCGTCGCCGACTAACAGTTCGCGCTCGCCATTTTCATTAGTGACATAAGCCAACGGAATCTGGTTACTCTCCACCAGATTTCTCTTAACCTCATCAAATCGGCGGTTAACAACTTCTTCAGACTTTAGTTTAAGACCAGCTATTTTATCTTGGTAAGGCTGGACAGTACCACCAGCGGCTACGACTTTCTCGCCTGCCTTATACTCAGTGAGGGTCATCCAGTCTTCGTCATCACTGTTCAGTCCGGCGCGGACATACTCAAACTTTTCCTCAAACGACGGCTCCTTGGTAGCTGTAAGAGCTTGAATAGCTTCTTCGTCTACCACACCGAGGTCAGCTAACTTAGAATTCAGTGATCCACTAATCTCTCCTTCAACACTAGGGGTGTAAGCCCCCTGTTCAAGGTAGCCCTCACGGACGTAATCCGAATACTGGACGTAGCTCTGAGGGTCAGCTTCGGTTAATTGATTCTCCTCTGACCAAACAGAAAAGGGTTTAAGTTCGGGCGGTTTAGGAGCCTCTGTGATCAGAGACTTATCAAAGTCGGTAAGGGAAGAATTCAAATCAGTCATAGCTGAAGAGGTTTGTGTTGTGTTGTTTGGTAGAGTTTAAGTATTGATGAGTGAGTTTATTGTGCTTGCCTTTTTAGGCTGGCCGTATTGTCCAAGAAGCCTGCGTTGTTCTAAGACTTTAGAATAGGTCGCTCGAAAAAGATCTTTAAGATCCGCATCCTTTAAGGCTTCTCTGTCCACCTTAAAACCAGACCTAGACATGACATCAATATAAGTCTCTTTAAGTCTTATTTCGTCAGTGTCCTCCAAGTTAAAGCCATCAGATACTTTATCGACAATCTGCTGAATGTCTCCGCCAGCCTTTGGTGCGGTCATATTTTCCCATTGATTCTGCGTGGACTTGGTAGTCATGCCCTTTAAGAGGCTTTCAAACTCTTTGTAGCGAGCGTCTACTTTTCCTATAGCCGCAGCCTCAGTCTCAGCCATCAATTTATCGTATGCCGCTTTCGTTTTTGTGTCCTTTGCGTCTTTAAACACATCGGATAGGCCGATGTAGGCTTGCTCTGCGTCGTCAACTTCAGGTCCGGCTAATTTTCTTGTTAGGTCAGTAGCCCCCTGTTGAGCGGCCATTGTCATAAGGCCGAACTTGCGGGACTCCTCTTTCGCTGCTTCGCGTTCTTCTTTTTCTTGGCGGATGCGATCCACGTTAAGTGCATCATTAGCAGAGGTGAAAAGAGTCCCGATAAGCGGGTTGTTTTGCATGGAAGGAGCATACTGCATCTGGAGACCGATCAAATCCTTGGTCGCAGTATACGAATCCTTTTCAGGATCGTTCGTAATGGCGTCGAGCTGACTCATGAGGTCAGGCAGCTTTTCCATGAAATCTAGCTGGGACTTAGCCTTCTGGCGAGACTGCGCCAGACTGAACTTCTGCGTTTCATAGGCTAGGTCTTGTCTCTGCATTGACATAGCGTGCTGCTCCAGCTTCATAGTGTGCATCTGCATAGGCATAAAGACTTTCTGATGGTAGTCCATCGCTTGATCGAAACCTCTGTCGCCAGCGAGCATTGGAAAATACTGCTGGCGTAGTGGGGCGATGTCTTGGTTGTAGTCTAGTATCGTAGCCATTTTAGTAGTTACTTGTAAAATTTACGCTGGCCTTACTCCGTAAAGACGCGAGGCGTCAGAGACTCTTTTAGGTATTGAAGATTGGGAGCTGTCATAGCCTTTAGGGTAAATGCCTTCGCTACGATCATCAATACCGTTTCCGTTTTCGTCCCTAAATTCGTCCGTTTGCAAACCTCCGCTACCTCCGCTACCTCCGCTACCTCCGCTATCTACACCAGATTGTCCTAGCAGATCTAGTATTTTTTTTACTCTGTCTTGGTGGGCTAAAGCCTGCTTTCCGGTTTCGATTTTCTGGATCGTCCTCTGCTTCCTCAACTCAGGTGTGTCGATGTTTGGCTCCCCCAGACGCATCTTCTCTGCGGCTAACGCCATCTGGGCTGCTTGTGCGGTATACCCTTTACGACGGAGCCTACGGGCCGCATTACGTAGCCTGCCACTCGCAGGACCAACTCGCCGCGCTGGTTGGTTCAACAATGACCCACTACCAAATTTGTAGTTGGGGTCGTTGGTCCTAATATCCATCGCCCTAAGTGCCGAACCATGTTCAGACTCAAAGAGGGCATTCTGGGCAGCTTCTTGTGGCGACGAAGATTTTGGGGCAGTCGCAAAATTTGAGGGCCGGATTCGGTTTTTATCCATGAACGAATTAAACTGCTCCTCAGAAACACCAGCGGTGGTAGCCCGTTCGCGAGCCTGTCTAAGAAGATCACCTGTTAAGGCTCCCCGTCGAGACAAGTCTTCTAAGCCGGAGGCGACGCCCTGTCGGGTGGAGAGTTGTTGTTTTTCTTCGTCCTCGCGAGCTGTTTCGTCGTTCATGACAGAGACGGCCCTTAAAAAATCAGTAGCATCCGTACCTTCATATCTCGCGTTTTTATTCTCCTGAACAGCATCGTTCGCTTGTTTAATCGCGGCTGCTTTTTCTTTTTCTTTTTCTTTTTCTTTTCTAATGGACATGATTACGAGAGTGTTTGTAAGCCCAGTGTTGGGCGGTTTAATTTAGAATTTAGCTACGGGCTTCGCTGTCTTCTTGCGGAGGTCAGATTTTACATTCGACAACAGGTCACCCCCAAGAGAAGAAGTCCCGAAAAGACTTTTAGAGTAACTACCAACTTCGTAGTTTGGGTCTTGCATGGCTTTTAATCTACCGAGACCCGTAGTCTGGTTCATTACGTTTTGCGTTGCTTCTGCGGCATTGGTAGGATCTACGCCCCCCATACCCGTCTCCGCAATTTTTGAAGCCCCACCCCCAAGAGAAGAAATCCCGAAAAGACTTTTAGAGTAACTACCAACTTCGTAGTTTGGGTCTTGCATGGCCTTTAATCTACCGAGACCCGTAGTCTGGTTCATTACGTTTTGCGTTGCTTCTGCGGCATTGGTAGAGGCATTAGTAGGGGGTGCGCCCCCCATACCCGTCTTTGCAATTTTTGACGCCCCACCATCAAGAGGAGAAGTCCCGAAAAGAATTTTAGAGTAACTACCAACTTCGTAGTTTGGGTCTTGCATGGCCTTTAATCTACCGAGACCCGTAGTCTGGTTCATTACATTCTGTGCAGCTTCTGCCGCATTAGTAGGGGCTTCGTTTTTCTTCGCCTGAACAGCATCGTTCGCTTTTTTAAGCTCTTTTTTTCTATCGGCCATGATTACCAGAGGTGTTTGCAGGCCCAGTGGCGTGCGGTTGTCTTATCTTTCGCTGTTTTACAGTTGTGTCTGGCCCTGAAATTAGCCCGACGCTTCGGGTTCTTGTGTTTGGTGAAATCGCTGTAATCACGATGTCCATACGAGACTTTCTTGATTTTGTCACCTTCTTTACCTAATACCACGAATTTTTTTTTCGATCCTTTTGGGGCGCGTTTAGGCTTATTAAAGCCAGCGAACGTCTCGCCGTGGTATTGGATACGACCGGAAGGGAGCCGCTTGAATCGTTTATTCGCCACAGGCAGAAGATACAGGTTTTAGGATGAAGTGTCAATCTTCGGGATTCGGGTAAAAAAAACTTTTCTCTGAGGCTCTTAGTACCTAATAATATATTATTGGGTACTAAAGGTCTGAGAGAAAAGTTTTTTTAGCTGATCAGACTGGTATCTGGATTATTGAGCGCACCGCTAAGACTTTTAATCGTAACCTGTTTCCTGAACCCCGCATCCTTCTCGTCTTTCGGTGGATCGATAGCCACTAACCCCATACGCTGGCGAGCGCAATCAAGAGCCAGAAACGCAGCATCTGCCAAGTCTGGACTGCGACCGAACCGTGCCTTGAACTCTGGTTTCGACTCGATCTTCACTCTCAGCGTGCCTGTTCCCTTAGTCATGTCGTAGTTTCTGGCGCACATTTCTTGTGCAAGATCCGACGATACACCGTAAATTTGCTTAGTTCTCAGCAGTTCCTTGCCGACGAACCAGAGTTCAGAGACTCGATTCGTGTAGAGTTCGGCTCCGGTTAGCTGGCTATTCATGCTGACCCGCTTGTCTGATCCTTTCCCGCCGAAGGTAACCCGCATAAAATCACTAGACCACTCACCAGCCAACACGTCGCAGAATGGCGCACCCGCTCCGGTCGAGTCGAGTGCCACGTTATTAGCAGAGATATTGCGGCGTTTACAGTGGTCGATAATCTGATGAACGATTTGATAGGTTCGGGGAACCGCTTTATTAGTGGCGTCGTCGTTTAGGTGTATGGCTTCTCCTAACTTGCAGACGTATTGACCGTTTCGGGCGTATCCTACTTCAGCGGTATACAGAATCGTCCGGTCGCCGCCGTTAGTGAAAGCCGGATCTATTCCGGCAACAACGGTTGGTTTATCCGCCCAATCTACTTCCCCCATCGCGCCACCTTTGGTCAACTCTGCCTCAGAGTAGATTCCCGTCGTTTCGTCAGAGTCGAAAAAGACTGCGCGAACCATCCGCATATATCCTCTGGACTCCGGCCCCAATAACGCCCTGTCTTCCGCCAGCTTCTCAGCGGTAGGTAGCCAAGGATATTTAACCTCTCCTAACGTAATGTTAGGACTCCGCTCTCCGTCCAGTCTAATATATTTACCGTTCCATTTAGTAGTCCACCTGTCAGCGGTCTGCGTATCTACGGACTCCCAGCCCTTCTTCGGCTCTGACCAGACACCAAACGCATCAAATCTGCTGTTCGGGTTGGACATACCAATCATTTGAAATGACGGGTTTTTCGACAGGTTGGTCAGGCCAGCCTGCAAGATGCTCTCAGAGAGTTCTGAAAGCTCGTCTCCGATCATGATCACCCGCTTTTGCTTGATTCCGATGAATTTTCCGATGGCTTCTCGCGTCTTAGATTTTTCCGCTGCGATAAGCGAAAGACCAGCTCTCTCGATAAGCGTGCCGTTTTCATCGATGTAGGCAGCGTTTCCTATCGAATCCCGTATCTTGATCGGCGCACCATCGATCACGGACAACAAGGACATTACTGAACCCCATATCCTTTTTCGTGCTTCCCGTAGCGTGGTTGAGGTCATCAGAACCAGCGTATCGCGTGGCTGAGATAGCCACTGGACGATGCCCCATGCGGCCATTGTGTGGGACTTTCCACTACTGGCTGACCCGCCGACCGCCAGATACTTGTGCTTAATAGCAGCCCGAATCATTTGTTCCGCCCAAGGATGTCGAACCATCATATGCTCTGGCAGTTCTTCCCTATTCCAGAGTTCGTCGCAGACTCGCCAGAAATAAAACTCCTTGGCCTTGTCGTTCGGGTGGTGCGCGAAACCGTATAACAACGCAGTGAGGAGACTGGTGGGCTGGATCATTAGACCGCCCACGTCCATTTTCTTGGATTGTGGGTCGATGCGCGGCTCCAGAACGCGCTTGCGCTTGTCTGCTTCTGAGGGCATAATTGAGTTGATGTCTGAAAAACCTATACGGGAGTGCGAAGCCGAAGCCTTGCGCCTTAACAAAGAAGGTTACAGTAATAGTTCGATTGGTCAACACATTGGAGTCCACCGCAACACAATTCGTAAATGGCTGAAGAAGCACGGAGTCGCTGCGAAGGTAAATGGAGACGTGTCAGACGGTAAGGTTCTCGACAACCTGATCCACAATAAAAAAGTAAAGGACGAACACCTGAAACCGGACGACGACAAAGACCAGCTTAAAGAAGATATTGAAGAACACTTTAACGAGACGGTGAGTTCTGCGATTGTAGAGGAGCGGTTCCGAGCCTCGAAAGAAGAGGACGTTACCCTCAACGAGATCGCAGAGGCCCAGAACTCACCAGCGGACAAATACCAGCACTACGTAGCCGCAGCCGGAATTAAGTTACTGCGTGACTCGATAAAGACCCTGCGCGGGCCGAGGACAATCCGCGAGATGTCTGAACTAGATCAACTCATTCGCCGTAACTTAGGTCTTAACGCGAAGACTGGTGGCGGTAGTAGCAAGATGCAGATCGATATTTCTATTCTCAACAACTCCAAAGCAGACAAAGGGGGAGGCGCGATAAAACAGAAAAAAACGATTGACGCAGAGACCGGAAAAGAGATTTAATACCGCTACAATGTTCCAAGATCGTGAACCCGAAGTAGGGCCAAGATTCATTACCCGAATAGATGAGGGTTCTGATTTTCGCTTTCCTGTCGATACCGCCGACGGTCTCTGGTATAGAGTAAGGCCGTCAACGGCTCGCGAAGTGTTCTACCTACAGTCGTTGCCGAAGGGCATCAGGGTTCTTGTGCCAGCGGAGGGCGACGGCCTTCTACTTAGAGGAGATTCAATACCAGTAAAATAATGAAAAAAGAATTAGATTGGCAGAATCTAGATATTATTCGTCTTTTCTTACTTCACCGTGAGGCAGACTTTGAGGAACACATAGAAGAATACGGGTTCGACTCTTCAGAAGCGGAAGATTACCGAGAAGAAATTATGAAGCTCCTGTGGGATAAAATGGAAGAAGTATTATGAAACCCGAAACCCTATTCCGCCTCCACGAAGAGACGTGCAAGAAAACGCTCGACATCATGCGAGCAAAGAACAGCGACTACTGCGGTGGCACTGAGACCGTAGACGCGCTCGCTAATTTCAAGTCAGCTAAATCGTTAGGACTCCATCCGGTCACCGGATTGCTGTTGAGGATGCAGGATAAACTGATGAGGATTAAGTCGTTCGTGAACGATGGTCAGTTACAGGTAGCTGGCGAGTCAGTCGATGACGCCTGTGAAGATCTTGTGAATTACTCTATCTTAGCCAAAGCCCTCCTTACTGAGGAACGCGAGGAACACTGCGAGACGTGCGACGGGCCTGTGGAAGAGGACTGCGACAATATGTATTGTCCTGAGTATACTCCTAATAGGACAAAGCCGGATTTATTTTAATGAAAAATCTTTTCAAGATACTGACGCGAGAGGAAAGCGTTAAGACCGATAATTTAATGGGGGTTCTCTCCCCCTTCGGCGAGGTTGAAGTCATACCGGACGTAGAGGGTAATCTAGAGGGGTATACTGGTATGTGCGGAGATCTTAGACCCGAGGATTTTGAGACTAGAACTACAGCTTGGGATCTTTTATTTAAAGACCTCGCAGAGGAATATACGTGGGTTATTGAGGATGATGTCGCGTTCAATAAAAAGACAATCAAAAGTATCTTGGAGGCTCTTGAATCTGACAAATCTGATTTAATTTCAAATAAAATACACTCAAAAAATAAACGGCCTCGTTGGGGGTGGTGGCACTTAAATTACCGATTTGAAGACTTTGAACTTTTGACTTCGCTGAATTGTTTTTGCAGGATATCACCGACCCTTATTCAAAAAGTAAAGCAGCACCGAGATAAATACGGTAAGTTTATGTTCCATGAAATGCTCTTCCCTATCTTATCCGATACGAAACTAGATTTTATGGTAACTCACTTTAGGGAATATTTTAATAACTTCCATTGGTCCGAGTCAAAAATCGATCTGGACTCGGTCTCAGAGTATGCCGTATATCACCCCGTTAAGTCGGATCGTAGACACACAGATATCTGTAAATTGTGATAATCGGAGTAGACAACGGATTGGATGGCGGACTCTGCGCCATATCGAAACACGACGGCAGTCTCATCGATAAAATCCGTATGCCTACTCTCCAGATGTCGAAGAAGAAAGAGATCGACATCCGTAAGGTCCATCAATGGATAATGGATCTGAACACCTCCTTTATATTTGCGGTCGAGGAACCTCTAGCTCACGCGAAGAGTAGCCAAGCGGTTCGGTCAATGGCGATCTCGTTCGGCAAGCTAGTCGGCATGGCTGAGTCCCACGACTACGAAAACATAATGCGTGTGTCAGTCCACAAGTGGCAGAAAGTCATGCTGGGCAGAGTCCCGAAAGGCAAGACCAAAGAAGTTGCGTTGGGGCTAGCGAATCAGTTAGAGCCGTCAGAGAACTGGCTGGCTAATAAACGATGCCGGACGCCGCACGACGGCATGATCGATGCCTACCTTATCGCCCGATATATTTGGGGTGGTAAAAAAAGTTGATTTTTTTCTGGACGTATCACATCCCTTCAATTATTTGTCTGTTCATAGACAATAAATGAAGACGCTATATCCGAAACAACAAGACGCTCTCGACTTCTTCCTAGCGAAGCACAAGTTGAATTTGAACTCACTCGACACTAGCCATGTCGGGACTGGTAAGACCGTAGTGGCCGCTCATCTGGCCGATGCTTTGAATAGACCCGTTGCGGTCTTGTGTCCGAAGGCAGTGATCCCGTCATGGGAGCGTGAGCTTAAAGAGACTGGCATCGAGCCGCTATTCGTTCTCAACTACGAGAAGATCAGGACGGGCCGGACGGACTTCATGTCCAAGCGTGGCAAGAAGATCATGACGTGGAACTTACCTAAAAACACATTAGTGTTAGTGGACGAGGTTCACAGATGCAAAGGGCCGTATACGCAAAACGCGCAGTTGTTAGTTTCTCTCGTCGCACAAGGCTACTCGATTCATGCGATGAGTGCGACTGCCGCCGAAGACCCTACCGAGATGCGGCCAGTCGGTTACGCGCTGGGTCTGCACAACCTCAACAAAGCGGAGGACGGTGTCAAAAGTTGGTTCGGGTGGATGATGCAATACGGATGCACTCAGAACCAGTGGAACGCGTGGGAGCTTCGGCGTAAGACTAAACTCAGTGACCTTAATAAGGTCATGTATGGTAAGAATGTTAAACGGCTCACAGTTGATGACTTTCCCGATTCCTTTAAAGCGAACCGCGTATTCGTGGAGCCGATTGCGTTTGGCTCTGCTGCCAAGATCGCTAAGGCGTATAAAGATTTAGACATCACTCCTGAGATCATCACCAATCTTCTAGAGAACGGAACTGTGGAGGACAGCGATTGGGTTCTGGTTAACCTACTACGCGCTCGCCAGCTAGCCGAGTCGCTCAAGGCCAAAGACATGGCAGACATGGCGAAAGATCACGTCGAGCAGGGACACAGTGTTGTGCTGTTCGTCAACTTTACGGAGACGGCCCAGACACTCCAGCAGTTGTTGGATTGTCCTGCTATCGTTGGTGGTCAGTCGGCTGAAGAACGGCAACAGATCATAGACAATTTCCAAGATGACAATGAACACGTCATCGTGGTCAACATCGCTGCTGGCGGAACCGGAATCTCACTTCACGACATCAATGGCGAGAGGCAACGGATCTCATTGATCTCCCCTACCTTTAACGTCAAGGATCACCTACAGGCGTTGGGCCGTATCCACCGCAACGGAGCGAAGAGCGACGCCGTCCAAAAGATTCTGGTTGCTAGTGATTCAATCGAGGAACACGTTATGCGAGTTGTCGAAGAGAAATCGGATAACCTGAACACTTTGCATCAATGAATACAGATAACAAAATTAAAGGACTCACCAAATATAAACAGGCCGTTGTCGAAAAAGTCTGCTCACTAATATCAGATGAGTTCTCAATCGAAATAGATGACCTTTTTGAAATATCGAGAGCTTACCAATACTCAGTTCCGAGATCTGTTGCGGCTGCGCTACTGCACAAAAACTTCGGAATCCCGCAACAGACCATCGCGGATTATTTCGGCTACGTATCACACAGCAGCGTCCCTCATGCGGTCAGATCGATTGACCGTAAAATCAACACCGACCCTGATTTAAGGTCTATTATCCGAAACATCTTGAAAAGCGTTGCTAAAGAAATTAAACCAACTAAATAGAATTATGAAAAAATTATTCATATTAGCACTATGCGTCACTCCGATTGCCGCAGTATTGTTTAGCTCCGCCTCGCCGGATCTCCCCAAACCTGTCGCGGAAGAAGTCAACGAAGAACCTGAACAAATCAGCGCGTCCGTCCTCCTGTCTAAGTGGCAGTTGGAGAAGATGATGGGTAGTTTTAACAGCGAGGACCATCCGTCGGATATGCGCGTTTTCACTTCTGTAGTCAAAAATTCTGCGGACGGCTGGCGTATCTCATCAACGCATTTGGTGCGTAACCCGAAGAATGTAATCCTACCGACCACAGAGTATCACGTCATTGATTCGTCATACATCGATTTCTCTGGTAACCTCAGAGAGTGTGTGGAGTATGCGAGTTCCTATAAGGGCCACCATGATTATATCGTTGTGCCACTGAAATAAAATTTTGCCGAGAGAGTCCGGCAATTAAGACTTCGCTGACGGGGCAGTTAAGCTCTCACCCCGAACCACTAACCAAAATAAAATATGAAAGGTATAGACAAAAAAATAAACGGAAGAAGAAAAAAAGAGTATACAGGGTTTGACCCATGTAGCTTTGCACCATACTTTGCTCCGGTCGGTATGTCACCTGCATCCAAGTATGCTAAGGGAAGACAAACTAATAAAACAAAACGTAGAAAAAAGTAACATTATGAGAAAACTAGACAAGAGAAGTAACGATGAAAAAAGAAACGATGAAACCACCCAAAAGGTCTGTTCTCAAATAGACAGAATCTTTTCTTTAGACAAAGCCTGCAAAGGTCTTACTAGAGCAATCGAAGAATTCGACAAAGAACACGATAGTTCGATTTCTCTTTTTAATTCCTATTGGGTAGTTAGATACTGGCTAATCCAAGTCGGTAAAGAGCGTTACCAGAAAGTATTTAAAGATTACATTGAGAGGGGGGATGATATTTGTTTCCCGTCTGAAGGTCTTGAATCTATTATTAATGATTCAACAGAAGAAACTGATCTCTTCGGTAAATATGAGTAACCAACCAGACCATCAAGACACACTTACCGTAGCACGTCGAGATCGACTAAACGAATGTCTACACACTCTTTCTGCGTGGGTAGACAAGCAGACGCTCGTTGAACACAACCCCGACACAACGCTTGAAATTCTTCAAAGAAAGGTTCAAGAAGTAGTCCACTCCGTCGAGAAGGCGGGGTGGAACGCGATACCAGAACACAAGAAGGATAAAACATAATTATGAATACACCAGACCATCAAAGCAGAGGTCACGCGGAGTTCTCTCCGTCGAGCCTGAAGTATGTAGCCGCCTGTGCTGGCTATCAAGGGCGTGACGGCACGTCACCCGCTGCTGAGATGGGGACTCGTATTCATGAGGCTCTTGAAGTCTTCGATCCTTCCGCGCTCCACACTGAACAGGAGCATGAAATCTACGAGCAGATTGTTAAGATGGAGCAGGACTTCATGAGTAACTTCGCTGAGATCGAGGAAGAGCTTAACGAGATCCAAGTAGAGGTCGCGCTCGACGGCACTGAGACGTGGGGAACCTGTGACCGATTCTTGATCCTTAAAGGCAGTGACCGAGCGGTTATGGCTGACTACAAAACCGGAATCAGCATCATTGACCCGCCGGAAAAGAACTGGCAAGCGAAAGCATACACGACCGGAGCGTTCCAGAAGTATCCCGACATTAAGGAGATTGTATTCGCGTTCTACGTTCCGCAGCACAGTGCGACGCTGCACCACACGTTCACGCGAGAAGACCTCCCTACTCTGGTCGAAGACCTTAGCCGAGTCATTAAGGCTGGCGAAGAAGTAAGACCGAAGTGGGAGTCTGGCACGCCAGAGTTAGAGGAATGCACCCCGACTCAGTATTGCCGATTCTGTAGGCATGAAGATACCTGCCCTGCGTTAGGCGGACTCGTTATTAGTGTTGCCAAGAAACTCGATACCACTCTACCGGACATCGACCCGACCGACGTTGACAATCCGGCCAGACTCTCTGAGCTATTTAACATCGCGAAGATCGTAGAGAACTGGTCGATGTCGATTAAACGCAAAACACTCGACGCTCTTAAAGACGGCGAGCAGCTTGACGGTCTTAAACTCCGCTCGATGGGCAGAACCAGAAAGATCTCCGATAATGCGACTTTTGTAAAAATCGCAAAAAAACATGGAATAGATCTGGACACGCTGCTGGATCAAGTTAATTTCCCCCTCGCCAAGGTTGCCAAAAAAGCGGGAGCCGACAGCAGACAATCTTTCCTCGACGAATGCACAGATGCAGGAATCGTAGAAACATCAGACGAGCGGCACTGTGTCGCGACTCAATAAACCAAACCAATAATTGATATTATGGCTAAAACCCAAAAGCAAGAAGTCGTTGCTGCTGAGACCAACACTGGTCTCTCTACCAACGTAAGCGGAATCGAAATCGACGTAGAGGACATCGAGATTCCACGCATTAACGTCTGTCAAAAGATGTCTCAATCCGACGCACCTGTCGGGTCGATTCTTTTCGACAAGACATACGAGATCGCCCCACCGGACACTCCGGTTAAGACGATCACCGTAGCTGCCCAGAAGGGCTGGCGGGAGAACATCCCTTTCGAGGAAGAGGATATCCCCCGCATCGCTTGGTCTAAAGAACAAGCCGACGCCATTGAATCGGAGTCGAATTGGGACATGACCGAGTTCGCAGAGATCACTCTCCTCATGCGTCAGCCTGAAGGTAGTGAAGAAGGCGATGCGTTCCAGTTGCCTATCGGCGACCACAACTACGCATTGGGCAAGATCAACGTAGGGAAGAACGCGTATCGTTCGACCTATAAGCGTCTTGCTACATTCGCGGCTCTCCAGTCTGGAGTTCCAATTCACAGCAAAGTTTGGAACTTCGTTTCTGAAGAACTCAGCAAGGGCAAGTATACTTGGTTCAACCCGTCTCTTAGCGTGACGAAGGAAGAAGCCGACGAAGATGTCACCGCCTTTGTTAAAAACTTTCTCGGAGCGTAGTTATGACTGACGAAGAGAAAGAACAAAAAACCCGCGATCTCCTGCTTGAAGAGATCACGATGCTCGACGGCATGATCGCTGAAGTCGAGGAGCAACTCTCGCAAGTCGGGAGCAACTTGAGAAAGTTGCGGGTAGTTCGGGAGGCACTCCAGCACGTTACTGGCGAGCAGACCGAATTGGAATTGGACTAGGAATACTAGTAACACATAAGCCCACCGCAGAGTTTTTAATTTTTTCCCTTTGCGGTGGGCTTTTTCTGCTCACAAATAAACCAATATGATTATATACGCACTAGATTTTGAAACCTACTACGACAAGCACTGCTCTATACGACAGCTTGGACCGTTAGGTTACTTCTCCCACTACGACTTCGACGCCTATATGGTGAGCGTCGTAGGAGATGACGGCTACGAGTTTGTCGGCCACCCTGAAGATTTCGACTGGAACCTGCTTAACGGCAATATCGTTCTGTCACATAACGCATCATTTGATGAAACACTTTACCTATATGGAATCAACTGCGGTTGGTGGCCGGAGGTAAAACCAGCAGAATGGCACTGCACCGCTGACATGGCCGCTGCGGTCGGCTTGCCGAGATCCCTGAAGAACTCAACCGCTGAAGCTTTCGATCTGGAGATCTCCAAATCCACCCGTGATAATATGTCTGGCAAGACATGGGCGGGTATGTCTAAAGAGTTCCAGAAGGAAGTAGAGGAGTATGCCATCAAGGACTCCGTCCTCTGCCTCCGTCTATGGAAGGCTTACGAGTCCAAATGGTCGCAGTTTGAGCGGGATATCAGCGTCACGAATAGACGCATCGTCCAGAGGGGAATCCCGATTGACGTGGACGCTCTACGAAAAGCTAAGGAGACAATAAACGAACTCATCTTTGAAACGGAGAAGGCGATACCTTGGGCAGACGAGAAGCCCTTACTTAGCCGTAAAGCATTCGATGAACACTGCATCAATCTCGGCATCGAGCCACCTGCCTCGCTCGCTAAAACTGATGTTGATGCCCAGCGGTGGATACTGGCACACGGTCACAAATACAAATGGATCGAGGCTGTGACGAACTGGCGTCGTATCAATACCATCAAGAAGAAGCTCGATAGCTTCGACTGCGCGACGATGCCAGACAACCGATACTATGGCGGCATCATGTATTTCGGCGGACACACCGGACGCTTCAGTGGTAGTGGGGGTAACCTTAATCTCCAGAACCTACCTAGAGAGGGCATGTTTGGAGTCAATATGCGTAACCTCATTACCGCACCTAAAGGTAAGAAGCTAGTCGTCGTAGACCTCTCTCAGATCGAAGTCCGCACTCTTTGCTGGCTATCGGGCGACCGAGAGACGATGGACGCAATCCAAGAGTCGGACGATATCTACGAAGCGTTCGCTATTCAGTTTGGACTGTGGTCTGAAGATAAAGGAGTCCTGAAGAAGAGAGACCCCAAGCTCAGACACAAAGTCAAGGCTCTCGTATTGGGCTGCGGATACGGCGCGGGGGCTAAAAGGTTTGCTGAGATGTATGATATGCCTCAACAAGAAGCTCAAGACGCTGTAGATCTTTACCGGACTAAGCTTGCGAAGGTTCCCCGATACTGGAGGAAACTCGGCAAACAAGTCGATAAAGCATATGACGTAGGCCACCTGTCTCTACCACTCCCGTCAGGGAGGTCTCTTAACTACGGCAATCTTCGCAAGACTTTAGCTCAAGGACGAATCCAGTTTGTCTCTAGTGTCAACCGGAACGGGCAAAAACGCATCATGAAACTATGGGGCGGAGTCCTCGCTGAGAATCTCTCACAGGCTCTGGCCAGAGATATTTTCAGTTTCATGATGTTAGAGATCGACAAGGCTGGCATAGACATTATCTTCCACGTCCATGATGAAGTGGTCTGCGAGTGTGATGAAGACGAAGCCGAAGAAACCCTACAAAAAATTACCCAAATTATGTCCACTCCTCCTGAGTGGATTAGCGATATTCCTCTGGATGCGGAGGGAGAAATTCTAACCCAATACCAAAAATAAATGACCTACAGATATTTGCGTAACTTACGCGACAGTAAAGCCCAGAGAACTAGTGAACTCGATAACCTTAAACTAAAGAAGCCATCATTTAAGAATAAAGCCGACTACCGAGAATGGTGCAGTAATAATAATACTGATCACGTATTCTATTCTTGTGGTGAGGGACGCGCCCCCTCCAAACGGATTAGTAACGACAACCCCATCCACAAGATCCACGGCGTAGTAGCCGACTACGACTCACCCCTCGATTGGAAATCTTTTAGGAATAAGTTGGCCAACGCCTGTGCGGGTATACCGCTCCCTACGTGGGCTAGCCGAACTCAAAGCGGTTATCTGCGATTAGTTTGGGAATTTGATTCGCCCATACCGATTGACCCCTCTATGTATGACTCGTTCATGGGCTACATAAACAAGTCGCTGAAGATGGACAAACTCTTCGCTGGTTTTGATAAGACTTCATTGAAACCTAATCAATATTTTGAGTTAGGTGAAGACTGGATTAAAACAGGGGACGCGATCCCGACAGACGTGTTCCATGCCTGCCTGTCTAAGGCGGTGTCATCTAAGCCGCCGGAATCTTCAGATACATCTGTTCCTTTAGACGTGGTTGCACCGGAAGTCGAATCCCGATTCCCGAATCGTTGGTTCGGTGAATTTGAAGTAGGGGCCAGAGGGCCATTGTTCTGGATCGATGACGGCATCGACCGAGACGGCTGTCAGGTTGTGGAGGACGGCGTTGTGTGCTACAGCGACCGCGCTGGCAAAGGGTTCATGAGTTGGGGCGATATCTTTGGCGGTTCATTCGTCAAAGACTACGAGACCAAGAAGCTGTCTACCCTACTCGACGAATACTGGTTCAATGGTAAGACCTTCTTCAAGCTTCTATACGGAAACGCCGTGTCGATACCGAAAGAGCAACTCCTACTAGAACTTCGGCAAGCGGGGTTCTCTGTCAGGGTCAGGAGAGGTAGGGCGATCAGCGAGGTCGAGGAAGCTCTCCTGACAGTTAGTAACAACAATCGGATCGACGAGATCGCACCTGTGGTGTTCTCAAGTGACCGCATTGTGTCCTATAATGCTACCCGTATTCTCAACTGCTCTAACCTAGTTCCAGTGGAGCCAGACTCGGATGGAGATCCAGCCAAGTGGCCGTTCCTGCACCAATGGCTGAATCAGCTATTCGCAAACAGCTCAAAGAACCCCGCCTTAGATTATTTTTACTCATGGTTGCAGCGTTTCTATACTGCGGTTTTGGATAGGGTTCCCTTACAGGGACAAGCTCTGCTGCTGGTCGGGCCGACAGGTCGCGGCAAGTCGCTATTGTCGAACAAAATTATCAGTGGCCTTGTAGGGGGTTTCTCTGATGCGTCTGACTACCTATCAGGTCAGACGAAGTTCAACAAAGACTTAGGTCGTGTCGCCTCATGGGTTATTGACGATACGACCTCGGCAGCTAGCTTCCAAGACCAGAGACGTGCGACCGAACTTCTCAAGCGTGCGGTAGCCAATCCGAGAGTTGAATATATGGCCAAGTATGCGGACGCCATGTCGATTCCTTGGACAGGCCGAGTTACCCTGTCGCTGAACATGGACGCAAACTCACTGTCAGTGATCCCGTCTCTGGATACCAGTAACCGCGATAAGCTCATGGCTTTGTTGATTAGCAATAAGTCCACTAATAGTTTTCCGGCTAACTCCCAGCTAGAGGCTACCATCGAACAAGAGCTGCCCCACTTCGGTAAGTTCCTGCTCGACTGGAAAGTTCCTAAAGAAGTCGAGGACGTTGGTAGGTTTGGGGTTAAGTCATACATCGACCCCACCATCGCGGACGCCGCTTACGACAACAGCAGTCGTAGTTCCATCGCGGAGTTGGTCGAGTTCTTCGCCAAGCGTTGCCGTGAGATTTACCCTGACATGGGTAAATGGAGCGGGACTCTGACTGAGTTTCAGGTGATGGTGCATGAACTAAACAACGGTCGTGACGTTGGTTCTTCTCGTAATCTGGAGTTCTGCCGACGAGGTATGATCACTCTAGAAGAAGCTAGTCGGGTCAATAACAAGATCCGGCCCGTCATGTCCCAAGGACAAGGGGGAGGTAAATTATGGAGCATTGACCTAAGTGAGAAATACGATATAGGTTATACTTCGGATGACAAACGAGGACATGAGGAGGCAGGAGCTTTGCGGTGAATTTTGGCTGGATCTGCGTGAAGCCATAGAAGAAGTCGGGGGAGACCCATCAACTATAGACCTTTACGCAGACGCGCCACTTAGTGAGTTTATCGAACTCGTAGCACCAAACGGCATAAGACCCTTCTTTAAAAAGACGGGCCACATCCACCACAAAAAACTACCGCCGGAGGAAGAGTGACTCGAAAGCGTCGGGCCTACGAGTCTTCCTGATCTCGATGTTGTATCCGTCAGCCTTGAAACGGAACCCGTCTTTGTCTAGCGATCCTCTCTTATCGAATCGTTTTTTATGGATGATCGTCTTCTTAGGAGTCCACCCGCAGAGCCATACCTTACGTAGACCTTTGTGGACCCGCATGAAGAAGTATATGTCGGCCTCAAACTTACTAAATTTGGTTCTGACTACTGAAGCGTTGTAGTCCAGTTTAGGCGGGGTGTTGCAACCCTTAGCCTTAACGTCAACCTTGAGACCCTTGTATTCGTAGTCGTGGGTGAAGGACTTGTCTCCTACGTAGTCGAACTGCTTGAAGGTATTCTCGAAAGCGACCTCACCTAAGAAGCCAGTCATGTTTCCTTTGCCGTTAGTGAATGATGTCCTCAATTCACCTAACGCATCGGATCTTCGGCACGCTTCCGCGACATCTTCTGGCGTAGGTTTGTAGAGTATGAATCGACTCATGATTTGCGCTTACGCGCTTTCTTCAGGAGCCTCTTTTTGCTCCTGTATCTCGCGGTCTTCTCCGCGATCTTTTTTGGCTGCTTGACGTATTGTTTGCCCTTACGCATGCCTTTACGTTTTTTGCGACTGGTTCGGGCATATTCCTCGTCAGTCAAAGCTTCACGCGCAGCCTTCGGTAAATACCGCTCGCCCGTTTTGAGCGACGGCTTACCTGACTTGGTTCCCCACTTCTCCCGTGTCCAGTTGTCGAGGGATCTCTGTGAAGCTTTCTTGGGCATTAGTAACCGGATTGGGGTTTGGCGCGTTTACGGATTATCTTATTAGCCTTCTTTTTAGTAGACGGCTTAGTGTGTCCGTAGCCTCTCTTCTTCATGGCAAGGTGCTGCTCGTAGGTGTCAGCCTTGTATCCTTTGCCATTCTTGTCGTACATCATGTGTGGTTTGAAGTCTTTCTTCATCTGTTTCTCTAAGGTTGGGGTTTAGTTAATTTCGATAGCCTCCTCCGGCTTTTTTGTATCTTGCTGCTAGTAGTTGTGCTTTTCGTGCAGACCATTGACCAGCTTTACCGCCTTTAGTCCCTGCTTTGATTGAGTTGAATAGACGCTTCCTCATCGTAGGCTTCGTGTAGTTGCCTGCCTCATTTACTCTTGATTTACTTTTCTTCTTCATTCGGCCACCCTCTGTTCTACTCGTTCTGCGAACGATGCTTTCTTCTTCGCTTCCTCTTTCAGAAGGTTAGCGAGAAGATCCATTCTGGCGGCTACGCCTGAACCGGATTCTTTAGCCGCTTTATATTCGTCATTGTCGAGAAATTCTTTAGCGGCTTCAGTAAATTTACCTTCTCGGATGTTCTCCATCGTTTTAGGTGAGCCGGACAAGCCTCCTCTATAAACAGATGAAATCGCGGCGTCTTGAAGGTCTGGAGAAAGGTCGAAGAACTTGTCGCCAAGCATGTCCGATTTAATCGCACGCGACGCTTTATCGGTAATCGATTTCATCATCATGGCTCTAGCGGTTTCTTCCGTGACGGACTTACCAGAAAGATCGGCTTTGTCCGCGATGCCACTCTTCCCCATCGTAATCTTGCCAGTGTAGTAGGGTGACTTCTTATAAGCGGCGTCACTACCATCACCAATGAGGCTACCGTAACCGACAGTCCAATACCCTTTGGAATCTTTATAAGGCTTGGCGACGAACCCTTCTTTGCTCTTAACTTCTTCTGCTAGCTTTGAAAAACTGTAGGGCTTTTTGTTGGGTCTGACTAATACGGGATCTGGCATTACTTTAGGCGTTTAAGGATTCGTTCGTAGGCCGGAAAGAAGACTTCATCAATACAGCGGACACAGGCTTCTTCTTCAAAGTTTTCGCAGAACGAAATACCAGCGATGTGGAAAGCGGCGTGCAACATTTCATGTCGTAAAGTCGGGATGATTTCGTGTTCTGGTAGCTTATTATGTAACTGGATTATTCGTTTCTCATGAAGATACTGTCCGTAGCACCCCTCTAACTCAGTCTTATGGATCTTGATCCGCTGACCCGCGATCATGACTGATTTTAAGGATTTCACTTTCTTGATCTGTTACTTGATTTACTGAGTAGTCGTAAGTTTCCGCGTGAGTTGTTTCTAGGATTGCCGTCTTTGTGGTCAACGTCCTTGCCCTTGACCCGCTTCCCTAAGATCTTCTTCATCTTACGGCGTGCGCCATTACGGCTAGCCCGATTCTTTTTCTGTTTCGGCTTGCTATGGTAGTTGTCGTATTCTTTTTGGTAGTTCCTCATGCGTTTTTAAAGTAGCTGACGATTGCCTGTGCGTATGCGTCGGCTAGTAGTGCGTGTTTCACATCAAATAGAACCCATTCCTTTGGGCAGCTACCGAAGAAAGGCTCGCAGATCACGGCTGGTGGTGGCACGCTCCTCAAGAACCCGCCCCCGCGACCGTCTGATTCAATCGGCTTGATCCCTCTATCCGACTGCACTTTAAAGGTCTCAGCGTGGGCTTCTCGGAAACACTCAGCCAGACGGCGACCGTTGTTGCTGGTGTGGTAATACAGGTATTCGTAGCCCTCTGCTTTCGAGCTTGAGTAGCTGTTGAAGTGCAGCTCAATCGCGATGTCGCACTTCTCCTCCGCGATGCTCTGCCCCAACCAGTCCATCGCGCCGCTGTAGCTCTCCGACGGATAGTCATCGAACACAACGGATTGGACTCCTTGGTGGCGCAGGTGGTTCTTCAGCAGGTCTGCTACTTTCTTGTTGTAAGACCACTCGTCTACGCCGCCGACGGAAGTGGCCCCTTTATCTCCGATCCTGCTGTGACCCACGCAGATGGCTACTTTCTTGAGCTTCCTAACCTTCTTGCGCTTGACGGCTTTAGCCGCTTTGTAAGCGGACACAAGTTCTAATATCTTGTCGAGTATTTGGCTTGGACTCATTTGCCGATTATGATTGCGCGACGATAAGAGTAGTCGCTGTGAAACTTCTGGCCTCGTCCTTTTAGCTGGCCTTCTACGAACTGATACGTGGCCCCGTCAATCAGAGTCACGGTCGGAGGATCGAGTAATGCGCTCTCGTTCAAACTTGAGTCGCTTCGCCAAGCGTTCGATCCGCAGCTTTGCAGCAGGGGAACCGTCAGCAGCAAGCTCATCGATGTCGTCTTCCAGTTCATAAACGTAGCGCCTTCTCTTCCAGTCAATCATAGCTGTGTATGCCTTGATCAACTCAGTGAGTAATCTAATCACTAAGATTTAGCGTTGAAGATATTAAGGGCGAGCCAATTAATAACCTTATAGGCTTTACCGACAAACGTATCGTCTTTCGGGGTAGGGGTTAAGGCAGCGATAGCGGATGCGGCTGCGATGACGGCGGTAACAACCCCGAAGAGCTGCTCTTTGTTTTCGATGATGTAGTTAATCATTTTTCTTACGGTTACGGAATTTCTCAACTGCCATTATAGCAGAGAGGACGGCGATGATCAAGCCGAGAAACGCCGAGACCATCTGGATGATTACGTTGATATTTTCAGGCAGCGTAGACATAAAAACGAATATGGATGCTAGGATACCGGAGATTGGGTGTGTGATGTGTTGGAACATTAGGGTTCAATAAGTTAGGTGTGTTGATCGGTTAGATCTGCGGAAATGTTGAGAAATCTGCTTCGGTAACTGTATAGTTTGTCGATACCCCTGCCTGTGTGTCGGCGGTAGCGATCATGGTGTTGATGCCTGAAATATAGTTTGCCACGGCTGTTCCGCCTCCTGCCCCGCCGTATGTCCAGACGGTCATAAGAACAAGCTCCCCATCGACGATTATGAACGCAGGGTTACCGCTGTCGCCGCTAATTTTATTCTCATGGAAAATAAGCCTGTTGGGGTCGGTAGGGTTCCGCATCCCCCCAAAAGAATTCCAATCAATGATGAGAGCTTTCTCCTCTTGGTCTAACCCAAGGCAGGCTGTCTTAACCTGTTCGTTGGCTAAGTAGGTAGTGTAATTACTAGGCATTACATAGCAGGGTTTTATTGTAGGGGGTAGGTCACTATCTAAAGTGTAAATGGTTAAGTCTGGATAGTAGGGTCTGTAGTCAGGGTGTCGGGCTTTTCCAGCCACCGTGCGGTCATGAACCGTCCCGTCTTTCGCCACAAACCTAACCACCGCACCTACAGAATACTCATAGTGCGCCGCTCCAATGACATGTCTTGGAGTCACCAGTGTCCCCGCTCGTTTATTACTACCGCTACTGTTCCAAGGGGAGGCGCAGGTAATGTCTAGGTCTCCGCACCATAAATCAGGATTTCTGACATAGGTTGAATTCGCGTGATCCTGAGAAGTGAATATCTTTCCGTTGACCCCCATGCTCATAGACTCATCCAGCAAGTCGTCGATTTGCTGAGAGCAATGGGTAGATAAAGAGATTTGCGGCTCAGACTCAGGTAGTGGTTCTTCGTCTTCTGGTTTCAGAGACCGCCATTCCAATTCCGTTACAACGGACAAAGCTCCTTGATCAATGTAAGGCTGGAGCGCAGTGAAATCGTCAGGTGTTACTCTCCACGTTGCAAGTTGCAGCATGAGTTGTCCACTTCCGTCGGTGGTAGTCATGAGTTCTTCGGCTGGTGGGAGTCCGTGTAGGGTCGAGGCTTTTGCTCCACCTATCGGGTAGCCTCTGGACTGGTCAACGTAGCCATACAGGGCCGGATAGACGTCCGGTGTGGCGAGGAAAAAGAACCATCCGCTATCCAACTGGTCCTGTTCCAACTCAGTGAGTGGTTCGTCGATGTGTTCTTCTTCAGGCATGGTTAATAAATTGAGCTTTTGGCGTTCAAATAATCGCGGACCTTTGTTGCATTGCTGTCGGTTAGGGTGTGGTCGAACAGGTAGAGGGCTTCGAGGTCCATTGCGGGGACTCCAGTTCCTACAGGGTCTTGTCCAATATGGAAATCCTCCGAGGAAAGAGTGCTTAAACCAAATGAGGTTGATTGTTCGTTGCTGTTGTTGACGCGAGAAAATTGCTGGCCAGCGACAGCCTTTACTTCGTGCAGAATTACACCATTATCGGGATGCCATTTACCTGTGTGAATGCCGCGCCAGTTGTTCGAGTAATAATACGCTAGGTCGTTGTGGGTTTGTTTTCGCAGCGACCACAAGAATGCCTTATTGCTATTGTAGGCAAACGAATCATCGCTTGATTTCATGACGAAAACGCGAGCCGACGAAGGACCGCCATTCCCATTCACCCTGAACGACGCGAAGAAATAACCCCCTTGAGTATTGGTTTCGTTAAACACGCCAACCAATGACGTATTCGCACCATCGAATCGGAGGAAATTCCTGCGAACAATGGTGGCAGGGTCTTGACCTGATTTGTTGATACTAACCGTCTGCCCTGTCGAGCAGGTGAAGGAAGACGCGCCATGTGTGGCGTTGCTAAAGTCAATATTAAGCTCTTCGGTTCCGGCAACAGAAAGGGTGGCTGTCTTAATATAGCCGTTCATGCTCAGGATTGCCGTTGAAAATTGCCCGTTAAAACTGAGGTGTGTTAACGCAAAAGAGTTAGCTACGTTTTTAGTGGCTTTAATAGCCCCGTCTTGTTTCAAGGTAATAGTGCCTCCGCTGCGCTCTACTGTTATTGTTGAGTCCCCCGTAGATAAGGCTGAGTCTAAGAGAATGAAGTTGGCGCCCATATAGAAGTATCCATTAAAAATGGCAAAACGATGGGTAGTCGCCGCTCCCGACACTAAGTGAAAATTGGTAGAATTTAGAAGATGGACCTGAGTAGTGTAGACAAAATCTTCGCTTGTGCCAATCGAGGGAAATGTAACGCTTGCGGAGTTTCCGCTGACTGATGGCAAATACAAATGGCCTCCACCGACTGGAACGTGTGCGCGGGGTTGATTGCTTGCTGTGGTCTGGGTCGCATTCGCTCCACCACTCACTCGGTTATCCAGAGTGGCGACGAGGTCGAGGTTTCCAGCAGCAGCGTCTCCAGCCGCCAGCATTGACCTGCTCGCCTCAAACGCCAGAATCGGGTTTAGGGATAAGGGGTCGAAGGGTGAGAACGGGCTACCCGTAGTTAGACCTAATCCGAGACTGAGCCGAGACATACCACGTTAAACTTGATTGTATGCGAGAACCTTGCCAGAGTCCAAGGTGAAGGCGGTGATCTGACCGTAGATAACCGTTCCAGCAGGAATGGCTATTCCGGTCAGAGTTCCAGTCAGTTCGGGCCAAGTAATTGCGCTGAAGTTAGCTTCTGCTAGAACTTGAATGGCGCAGAAATCGCCTGAAGCACTGCCACTTGTTACGCACACAGCTCCGCTCTGGCCGAAGGATTGTTTGTCGATCTTGTTAGTCATAAGTTAGATAATGTTTGGGGTGTTGAAATTGTTTCCGGCTGGTTTGAGGGTGACTTTAGGCTTCGCGGCTCCTCTGGTGGCGTCCAGTTCTTCATCGAGAAGCTGGCGGCAGATCGTCCAGTGATACTGGGCGCGTTCCAAATCGGCGTTGTCCTCCGCCAGCATACCCAAAAGTCCGTGCTTGATGACGTTCAGGTTGCCTAGATACATGATGTCGTCCTGCGTCAGGACTGGCTCCCATGCTCGTTTGAGCAGTAGTTTGACGTTCTTGACAGACGAATCGCTGTTGTGGAACCGGAATCGGCGGTAGCGAGCCACGCCGTCACCTTTGATTTCAGCGAGGATTATTTTTTCGGTGGCGTCGGCATAGTTCTCAGCGATGATACGGATTTTCTCTGGAACCCCGTAATACGAGATGTTTTTAACTTTGAGAGAGCCGTCATCAAACTCAAAGCTACTAATAGCGGGAGACCCAAATGAAGCAGTAACAGAAGAGTGAGTATCTACGTTATTCTGGTATTCATAGTCTACGTTTATGTCTCCTATAATATCAATAGTGACCTCTCCTTCAATGGGTAACCCTGTATTAGTCGGTATGGGGACTGCTTTTAGACGGTAATTTTTAGAGCTTGAATAAGGTATTTCCTCTTTGGTGGGGTGAAACCCGTCGTCCACGATGCCAAAAATGGGGGCGGGGCCGTCGCTGGCGTAGCCAGAGATCCGGTAATCGTGCCACTGAGACTGCGCTTCTACCGGAGAGTTCTGCAACATTGCCCCTAAAAGGCTGTCAGAATGCTCTGGCAGCGTGAAATAGTCGTTCGTGGTCTCAATAGACCAGTCATACAGAAGATCCCGCCACATCCCCATCGCATATAGGCGGGGCATGACCATGTTCAATTTCGCCACGATATCCTCATCGGGGCGGACATAGTCGGAAAGGGCTTTGGTTACGGCCTTGACAGTCAACGCTGGCATAGGCCGAATATAGTCGGGTTAGGCGGTCAAGTCAATCACTGAGAAATAGGGGGTAATCCTAAGCCACGGCGTAGACAGGCTCCTAGACGGGTGTCACTAGCGAGAAGATCGTCCGGCCCGTCGAAGCGGTCAATGAGTCCTGCCAGCGCATGACGCGATGGTATAACACCCCAAGAGTTGTAGCTGGCCACTTCTTCGTCAGTTCCGCCCTGCTCCCACAAACCAATCTCCCCGCAATTTATCGGGGCGACCAAGTGCTTAGGTAGCTCGATCCACTGCCCCCAACCATTGTTTTCGAGGGACTTCCTTACCGCATCAGTAGCCGCCTCCAGCCACCCGATTGCACCATCCTTTCGCACAAGAACCTCCAGTGCGAAGTCCGCTGAGTCACGGATAACCTTAGAACCAGCTCTCCCAGCAAAGAAGTTATCCATCCAGTCCCCACTCCACTCTTTGTACCCGACGAAATCGAATCCGCGAGCCATCTCGGTAAGCCAAGAAAGATCGGACCAACAAATATAATCCATGTCCACCCAAGCCCCTCCCACAGTAGCGATGAATTTCTTACGTATCCAATCCACTCGGTGTGTGCAGTAAGCTCTTTCGAGGACTTTCGGGAGTGGTCCTAATGAATCTTCCACATCCTGCCTCCCTATCAGGACGGCATCGGGGTTGTGATATTTGACAGTCTTCCAGCATAGGTCATAGAACCAATGCCGATTTTCGCCCTCCCAGTAACAGTAGAGCTTATAACTCTCGTCCCTTTCTGGTTTCAATTATGCCCTCCCCCTAAGATATTAGCATATTCTATCAGTCTATCTTTGTTATTGCGCCACCCTACAAAGTGTAAGATATGATTGTTGGCGGCGGTCTCCAAAATAGTGCTTTTTTTCAAAGACTCCCCCGTTGTCTCCGGCCATTGGCATTCGTCTATGTTACGCTGGTTATATTCCTCACCGACCCAAGTAATCTCGATTCCCGCTTCCGCTGTTCGCATATTCAAAAAATCTTGTTCCCAACACCACTCGTCGGGATAGGGCGGGTCGAGGTTAAGGGAGCGGATAGCCTCTAGACGGAATAGTAATATACCAGCGTTGAGGTAAGGGTCTTCTACGCCGCAAGCTTTCTCTGCGCTTTCGGGGAAGAATTTAGCGACCCATTCCCTATACCTATCGTCTTTCGTCGGCCATGCTTGATCTCGCGAGCATATTAGATCTCCTTCTATATCAAATAGATTAGGGCAGCTTGGCAAAACCAGAACATCGCAGTCTAACACCAGCACTTCCTTATAATAGTCCTGCTCTCGAAACCTCTTCATGAAGTCAACCCATGCCCATACGGGGAGGTTGTTATACGGCTTACCCGACTCTTCAGGGAACCACTTTACTTCGTGAAAGTCTGCCCCCACTTTACTCGCATACTCTCGCATTGATTCTACAGATGGCCCCACCCAAGGCATATCCCCAATAGCAAATGTAACAATAAGTCTCATCGTCTAAATATTTTTATAAAACCGATTACCGTTTGTCCACTCTTTATCCAAACTACCAAAATTTAGTCTCATTTATCTTACCGTTAATATTCGACGAACCTGCTCGCTGGCCCACGATCCAGTCTTTCGGGCAGTAAACGGGCCAGTCCTTGCGGCGGTGCGCTAGCTCGAGCTGGTGGTCAATATGCTTGTTCGTGTCTCGGTAGTCCGTCGCGTAGGAGATGTGGCGGTATAGTTCCTGAAACGTGGACTGGTTTACAGCGTAGGCGTGGGTTCGGTTGACGGAGCCTCCAATTACTACATTAGGGGATCTTGTCTGTGCTTTGTCTCTCCGGTGCTGTCCACCTAAGTAAATCTGGCCCCAGTCATCCGGCACGTCCTCCATGAACTCATTAAGCTTCTCTAGCGAGTCTTCCTTGAAGATCACGTCGTCCTCCAATACCAATACGTTATTTAAGGTCAACGTATGCCGCCCGTCTCTAGTGTGTAGAACGTCTTCAAGGATTCTCTGGTGTGAACGTAGGCAACCCCACGCTCCGTTGCCGGAACCCCAGTCGGCGGGATGAGTTGTCCAGTCGCCGATAATAGCTGGATAATAGTGGACCCAGTCATTATTAGCCATTCCGGTTTCTTCCAAATGCCTCTTGGTCTCTTCAAGACGATCCGGTCTGTGGGCGCAGTTGATCACGTAAACGCGGTCAAACCAGTCGGTTAGGTTTTTCATGATTATTGAAAAGTTAAGTTATCAGTGGCTGCAAGGATTGCTAAGGTCCACGATGACGCGGTATTGATTGGCATATGTATCTGCCGGATCACCCTCATATAATCCGTCTGGGCCAGCTTCTTCAGAAGCATTATCGTTTTCAATCCATCTAGAAAACGTAGAACCGGAAAGGGTGTTGTATTCCCAATACTCTCCGTAACCAATAGTATGACTAACGCCACTAGAGTCTGTGTGAGCGTAAAGACCTATTACTTCATCCCAATCTAAATAGAAAGGCCCAGCCACAACTTCCCCAAATCCAGAACTCCCACTGAACTCTGCATCATAGTAAGTTACTGTCGCTGTATCAGAACAGGAGTCTGAACCTGAACCTGAACCTGAACCTGAATCTGAATCTGAGTCCGATTCCGATACCGAACCTGACACTGAGCCTGAACCTGAGTCTGATACTGAGCCTGAGTCTGAGTCACTGCTGCAAGAGTCGCATCTCACTAGCTCCAGCGTTGAAGACGAATTTAAAAGGGTGTATACCCCGAAATTAGGGCAGTCCCCATCATTATCATCATCTAGCCCCCCATCCTCACCGAAGGATCCTTGGTTATAGCGTGTCGCTGTGTTTCCCACTAACACAGTCCATACCCCATCAGTCCACTTCCGAAGAGTGAAGCCATCCCCGCCATTCCCGTCCGTGAAAAACCGTACGTTTGGCGAAAAAGGGTCATTGAAATCAGTCCATACCTCGGTTAGCTCAATACATCTTATACTCCCATCTACGAGGATCTTAACCATGTAGCACGGACATGATACTGAGCCTGAGTCTGAGCCTGAACCTGAGTCTGAATCTGAACCTGAACTTGAGTCTGATTCTGATACCGATGAGCCACTCTTAGAGGAACCGCTGCCGCTGTCGCTGTCGCTGCAAGACGAATCGCTAGTGGTTATGTTGACGGGGTGTCGCCTCAACGTGATGTTGAGTAGAGCAGTGTAAGTGCCTGTCGGATCACCTGAGTCTGTTGGTCCCAACCATTTTTGTGGGTTTTCACCTTCACTTTGCTGGTTCCTCTGGAAGACCCACCTGCCGAGGAAGTTTGAGTATACAAGGGTGCTTGTCCCATCCGTGTAACCGCCTGCGGCGTCGAGAGTAAGATCGTAGTCGAATTCGACATCAAAATCGTCGGTGAAAGAGACGTGCGCTTTACAAGGTAGCGGCATTACTCTCTAGGATAGGCTGAGTTAATAAACTTCTCGTTAGCGATGAATTGCTCTCTGCTACGCTCAGGCATATCAAGGTGCTTGAATCCTTTACGGACTCCAGTCAGCTTCAAAGTAACCTTATTCGGCCTCAAAAAAGATAAAGGCCACGCTGAGAGAACCACGTTGTTCTTCTCGACCACCGCGCCGACTGATCCGGCCCTGTCGCCAGCGACGCCAGTGATGACCATCGAGTCTGGCTCGCATACCGCCAAAAATCGATCATCGATTCGGGTTACGGTTTTGGGGCCGACCACCGGAACATCGCGCATCACGAACTCAAAGAGAACCTCGTTGGACTCCATCGTGAATAACGCACCGTATCCTTTGTCGTGCCAGCCCATCGGCACAATGGCCGTTGATTTATCGGAACCGGAGGGGTCGTCTCCTCCTCCTCCGCTGGTGGAACCGCTAGAGTCATCACCACTGCCTATACCTCCTATAGGCTCTGCAAAAGCGGTTATCCAATAAACGTCGGTGGATATGTTTTGGTCTAGTGACGAGATGTCATAACCGCCGTCTCCTTCCGCGACGTTCCCGATTTTAACCCAGAACTTACCGCCGTCTTCATTAGGCAAGCTTTGTTGCTCCGGCTCATCTGGACCCTTTAATTCACATAAAGTAACAGAACCTGACGTGTCGGTTTCCCAGTAAAGGTAAACATCGCCGCGCCAGTCTAGGTCATAGAATTTATAACGGTTCTCATTACTACTTAGGTTACTGGGGACAATTACTTGCGGGTTACTTAATCCTGTTTGAGATACCAAACCATCTGGCCCAATTACCATCTTGTTAATCTGGTGAACCAGAACGCCGAAGTAGATGTGTATTTTACCTTTGGGAGCGGGGCGCAGGGCAAAGGGATACGGTTTGTAGTCTGGGGGTTCCCTAGAAGTCTCCACCATAGAAGACTCGCCACCTGTATCGAACGCAACGTCGTAGTTTCGGTTATCTTCTGGCGCACTGGTTAGTGGCACAGGTAATTCGATATCGTTCCTGACGAATGGTTTTTTCATCTAGGTGGAAGGAGGCGCGTGGACGATTGTGTCTTCTTTCAAGTAACCGCCCCTAAACTTTTTAGAAGTAGAAGATACGATCAGGAAATCAGGCCAGTCGGTGTGGTTAGTCGCGTCGAAATCATACTTACCGGCGGTGCGGACATACGTCTCGTCTTCTGTTCCATTATCCACACGCACGGTTACGGGTCCGTGCAACGTCTCCCTGACTCTCAAATTAAAGTAAGGGGTAGACACAGCGATTGATTCGGGCTGCATGGTTTTAGTGAGGGTAGTTAGAGTAGGCGGGTTGAGAGACCAAGACCCAGAAACAGTAGCCTTACACGGTCCCCTATACGCGCCTTTCGAGTATTCGACCCTTGGTGAGAAGGTAATAGCTCCAGATCTTTTTTCCCAAGGGTCAAAATAAATATTATCTAGGACAGGCGGGAAAGAAAAGTTTACGGTTGTATTGTAGCCGTAAAGACCTCCGACTACATTTCCTGCTGAGTTTGTGGCAGTCGTGTTCACAACTTGTTGCTTTGTCACTGCATACCAGTTGTCCGAGAGTTGCTGCACCGTCCGTAGGATACCGCCAGTCGTTAGTTTCCAGTAAGGGCTGTTTGGGTCTTTTGCTAGAGCCGAGATAGGATATGATACAAAGTTTACTGTGACTTGCTCAGTCGCATACATCAAGGTCTGCTTCGTGTAGTTCGTCTGTGAAAAGAACTCGTCGAAGTCGAGTCGGTAAAGGGGGACTTTCTTCACGTAGACCCGCTGCTCAATGACATACAGGCCGTTAAGCACCTTGTCATTTATCGGAGTCTGCTTACGCTGTGCCAGAACATACGTATCGGTTTTATTCTGGTTAAGTTCATTGACCCTAGCGGTTGAGGGGAACTTATCGACCGGAACATTAGGCATGGTAGCCCCCATCGCGGGAAGTTCTGGGTTGAACTCGCTACGACGGATCACGTAGTCCCTCGCCACGGCATCGAACTTAGTTCCTCCGATGTCAGCTTCCGTGTGCGACCAGTTATCGTTGTCCTGATCTAGTTGATCCGCCGCGTAATAGTAACGGTAATACCGAGTCTGTTGTTTAGGGTCAGCGGCCTCGACATGGATCAGTCTGTGGTTTGGCCACTTCTTAGAGTCTGGGTGCTTGCTGCCGTATTCAGGAATCTCCGTCCCTACCTGCTCTGCGTCTACAGACTCAAAAAATAAGATGTCGTTGACGTTCGGTGTAGGGAACGTAACGACTGACTGTCTCTGCGGTGATGGGTTAAGGGCCATATCCGTTTATATCCGTTTAGGAGGTTGCAACTTTGATGATGGCGAAATTCACTATGACGGTTGCTGTTACATTACTAATCCCGCCATTCCTTATAGAAATATCACAAGATCCTACTATGGTCTTGGTAACTGAAGCTGATAACGAGTCATGCCCGTCTTGTAAAGACACAACCACAACATCGTTCAACCCTATTGCTGTATTGGTCAAAGTAAAATTGATCGCCGGATCGGTCGGAGCGGCGTCAACTGCGGGTCGTTGAGCAGGATACGTGTGGTTGACACAGGTGATCACTCCAGAGGGAGCATTCAAGGTGACTCCCGTAGTAATTGGTAAGGTAGGTGGTGAGGTAGGGTCTTGAGACACCGTGCCGCCAGATGAGTATCCTAGATCTGCGCTGGCTAGGATGTCGGGTGCGGTAACATCTCCATTTGTCACAGAGACATTACCAGTTCCAACGGAAACATTCCCTGCTGACGTGATAATATCACCACTTCCCGTAGAGATACTGCCAGATCCCGTAGATATACTGCCTGATGACACGGTAATATTTCCAGATGTTACGGAGATGTTACCATTGGAAGTAATATTACCTGTCGCTGAAACCGTGTTTGCCGTTAGACTGTTCATGGACAGGTCAACCGTGCCAGTAACACTCGTTGAGCTAGTGATCGTATTAGGTCCGGCTGGTCCGGCTGGTCCGGTTGCACCCGACAACACGGTAAGCTGGACATCAGGGTCCGATACGGTGATGCTAGGTCGTAGTGTTTCTGTAACTGTTGTGTCCATTATTAGGTAACGAAGTTAGAAATATCGGTGACGTTCCCCTCGACTATTACGTCTCCGTAAATTAAGCGGGTCGTAATTTCGGGGGTTCCAGATTCGATACGAAAAATATCCCACTTGTAAGTGGTATTGGCGTCCAGCTTGAGCGACTCTGATCTAGGTAGGGTGACTGTCACCTCGCTCCCACTAAGCGTGCAAGTAAAAGACGCGACGAGTGGTTTCCCACTAGCGCGTCTGATCTCGGACTTGAAGGTGTCGCCACTGATGGTGATGCCCGAAACAGTTATCTTAAACGAGAAATCCTCGCCCCTACTTACAATTAGATTATGCTTTGCTGCTGCCATCGGTCATTGCCTTTTCCACGGCGATGACGAAGTCTACCTTATTCGGCTTGCCTTGTCCAGCGTCCGATTTCATCGGGCCACCATTGACCACGTAAGCGTGGACAGACTCCAGATAGTCGTTGGCGAGGGTCATTTTTGACTGAACCCAAGCCTCGGTCATCCTCGGCGAGCCGCAGCCGCACTGCTCCATGAGCTGTTCGGCGTTGGCCATAATGTTAGACAACTGCTGCTGGATCATCTCCAGATCCTTCTGAACATCGTGGTGATGCTCAGAAGGCTCCTCGGACTGGTATACGGTGTTCATTAGGAATTACGATAAAACTGTAGAGCGAACTTATTGACCGACGCCTTATCATCTCCAATACCGCCCACGTCTGCAAGCATAGACTTCATCTTCTCAAGCTTTCCTCTGTCCATGCGGGACTTCGGATCGAACTCGGTTGCGTGAAGATCCTTGAATATCTCAATAGCTTTGTCGGTGTAATCTTCTGGATCAGACCCAGTCCCAAACATATCTTGGTTGCCACCAGCGACAGCTTTCAATTCCTCTGGGGTTGGTGCTGCTGGCCCAGTCCCAAACATATCTTGGTTGTCACCAGCGACAGCTTTCAATTCCTCTGGGGTTGGTGCTGCTGCTGGCTTTGCTGCTGGCTTTGCTGCTGGCTCTGCTGGCTCTGCTGCTTCTGTTGCTGTTGGCTCTGCTGCTGGCGGCGCGGAAAAATTGAAGGAGTCTCCGGTAGGCACGGCGTCTACCGTGGCTCGTCTTTCCTCTAATGCTTTGCGTTCTGCTGCATTTCTTTCATTTCGTTCTTTGCGGCGAGCTGCGGCTGCTGCATACTTTGCGTCGTATGCATCCCGTTCTTCTGGGGTCATCATCGCACGGGCTTCTCGCCTACGGGCAGTTGCGGCTTCTCTCCCTTTATCGGCATCTACTTTTACGTTTTCACCAAGCTTAGAATCGATGATATCTCTAATTGCCGAAATGTTTCCGTAGGCTACGTCTACTGGACTTGTGACACTATCCATAGCGGCTTCTCCGCTGAAATACGTATCGTCATCATAGTCCGCAAATTGATCTTCGACTCTTTGTCTCTCTTCCTCATCAGTCAAATCATACAAGTCTTTCGCCGCGAGAACTGCACCAAGCGCGCCAGATGCTTTGGCTACTTTGTTGGCTATCGGTTTAGCACCTTTCAAGAAGCCTGCAACCCGTCCAGTATTTGTAGCTGCTTCTTCGGCTACTTCTTCAGCGGCCTTTTTAGCGGCCTTTTTAGCGGCGTCGGATGCGTCTTGAACTGCCTGTGTGGCTTTTTGACCTGCCTGTTGCCCTTGCTCCATGCCTTGCTTGAAGCCCTTTGGTTTGGCGGATGCTTTAGGCTTATCTGCTTTAGCGGATGCTTTAGGCTGCTCTGCTTTAGCGGATGCTTTAGGCTTCGTTTCCCCAGAAATTTTTGCTACCTCTTCTTTGAAAGTTTTATCAGTCCAAGCTTTTCTTTCACCATCGGTCATTTTATCCCATTCCCCCGAATCGAGGAGGTCCATCATCTTGTTATAAGTCCTCGTATGCGCTCTTGAATTAGGGGGTCCACCCGCTCTTACCTCAACTCTTGATAAAAAATCTTCAGGTTCGGCGGATAACAGTTTGTTTACCACTTCGCGATTTTTTTGAAGTAGTTCTTGCTGTCCGCTAGTCAACGGGCGTCCCTCTAAAGCTAATTCAAGGGCGGTTTTTAAAGGTGAGTTTGAAGCTAACTCGGCTGCGGTTTTTAGTGTCGCCATAATAATTGTTTCCGTAAAAAAGAACCCCGCTGCCCGTTTTAGAGACAGGCAACGGGGTTCATGTTAAGTGAATCGGGATTCGGGTTAGGCTGGATCAAGAGTTGCCTGAAGGGCAATAGCAAGTTCTGAAAGCTTAATCGTTTTAGCTTTTTGCTCAGAGACATCATAGACCTGAATCAAATCATCTCCGTGAGCGCGTCCAGCATCGTCGCCAGCCGTTCCGGCATTTAATCCAGTCAAGGAAGCTACCTGACCTGTTGGTGCGTCATCTAGTGTTGGCATAATTCTATAAGTGTTACGCTAAGTAGGGGGCGCGTATTGCACCCCCTACCCAACTAGATTAATTAAGCAGCAGGAGTGCTGGAGTCACGCTTGAAGAGGATCGCATATCCAAACTCAGTCTTGATGGGCTTGGTAGCACTGGCGAGAACACCACGGAAGAATCCGATGGAACCGTCAGGGTTTGTGATCTCGTTAGCGATGTTCTTCCAGTCAAACTTACCACGGTAGTTGACAGGGTCGAAGCTGAGTCCGTTAGAACCACTCATCGGATTAGGGATGAGGGCTTCGCAAACTTCAGGGTGAAGAACGTAAGCTGCCTCAATAGAAGCGGCTTCGTAAGCGGGGTTCGGGGTAGCGATCCCGTTAGAGTCAACGGTGTAAGGCTCAACCAAGTTGAGTGTTCCGTCAGCGGTGTCGGAGCCACTACCGTCGATGTCGGCGTCCTGCTCAAAGCGAGGAGCGAGATCGTCAACGAGGTGGTAGAATCCACGGAAGGACTTCTCGATACCAAGTGGAGCAATCAGGTCACTGACCTTAGCGTTGTTGTAGCGAACGTCATCGCGGAATCCGGCCTCAGTCTGGAGCTGGTAAGAAGCTTCAGAAGAAAGGACAATCGAGAATACCGGACGACCGTTCTCACGACCGTAAGAGTTGCTACCAGCACCTGCGCGGACCTGTCGGAAATAGACTTTGTCCAGAATGGCGTTGGAGAGGTTTCCGGTAACAGCGGTAGCTGTGATTACCTGATCGACAGTTGAGGAGCCTTCTTTACCAGCAGTAAAGGTGGAAGCAGCACTCTTACAGAGAACGATGTTATCAACAACCTTATCAAACTCATCACGGTAGCGGGTCTCCCAAGTGTTGCGGGTGACCTGAGTCATGATGTCCATGATGGCACGGAGCTGATCCTGACGGTGTGCAGCGAAGCGGAGGTCTTCAAGCGAAATGCGTGGAGACTCGATTACAGCACGCTCAAGACTGAACGCTTTGAGCTTCTTGTTGAAATTAACAAACGAGCGTTTGTCAGCAGCTCCAGTTCCACGTCCACCCTGTGCGTCTTGTGCGGTGTCAGCGACATCGACAATGTCGCCGGACGATGTTGAGGTTGCAGAAAAGGTGTTTCCAACAGCGCCCCAGTTAGCTCCAACAGTAGTTCCACCAGCAGAAGTGGTGGCGATTGCACGGTCATAAACGAGCGTGGTCTGTTGGTATCCCATTCCATCAGGGAATGCGGACTGCTTAGTGAGATCCAACCAAGGAGAGGTGTGGAGCGTGCGTGAGTAGATATCCTTGCCGATGCGGTTAGCTTCTTCAGCGAGAATCGTGTTAATAGCGGTGGTTCCAGCGGAACCTACATCAAATGTAGACATTGTTCTAAATAAATAAAGGTTTGCGCTTCCGGCCAACGGGGTCGGAAACTAAAAGAGTTTAGGACGAACCTCTTAGAACTATGCAATGGCTAGAGCAACCGGAGTTTCTATGTGCTGTATCAGTCGTTTTTAGAACTATTCAAAGGCTAGAGCAACCTAACTGATAAGCGAATCTTAACACTGTATGCCAATCTGTCAACGGGGTCACTCAGACGCGAGGGCGGACAAAATCAGCATCCAAATTATGGCGAGTAAAGCTGTTTCGTAATAATCCATAACTAAAAAGGGGCCAGCTTAATGCTGACCCCTTACTATATACGGACGTAGGTAAATTTATTACACAGCACCTAAAGCGGCGTTGACCCGCTCCTCAAAGCTCGCTGTATCAGATACTCCGGCTCTGGTCAATGGTGCTCTCGTCTGGCCAGACATAGCTGGCTCCGCTTCCTCATATTCAGCGAGGCGGTCGGTCAGTGACTCGACTTCCTTACGCATCTCCAGATACTGCCGGACGACAGTCGGGAAAACTTGGGCGGATACCGCATTGTAGGCGTGGTCAACAGGGTGCAGGACAGATGGATCGGTCTCAGACGCCTTCTGCTGGATGGCCGACATATCTAGGCCGTCGATTCCGTTGAGAAACGGCAGCTTCTGCTGGACACGCTCAACAACATTCCTTGTGATGTTCTGCCTAAGCTGGGCATTTTCCGCTGCGCTCGCGGCCTGCTGCTGCTCCTCCAATTGCTTTGCTTCTGCCAATGCAGCGTCGGCGTTAGAGTAAAGATGTTCTCTTCGCTGCAAAATAGGGTCGATGTCCTCCATGATCCGGTAGATCTTGGCCTTGTCCCGATCACTAGCACTCGGCATAAGCTCCGATAGCTGCTCTTCTTGTTCCTGCGGGTCGTCCAGAGACAGCACGTCAATCAGGGCGTCAGAATCAACCTCATACTTGTCAGCGATCTGGTCAGCCTGCTCTACAAGTGCTTCCAGTGGCTGCGAGACCGCCTGCTGGTAAGCAGGAGTCTGCTCCAGATTCGTCAAAGCCTGCTGCTGCTCATACTCAGCGAGCCGCTCTTGTAGCTGCTCAACGTCTTTATTCTCAACGAGTCCCGTCAGTTCTTGGATCTTTGATTGGTATTCTGTGGACTGCTGCCTCAACATATCCAACTCAGAACGGTTCGTCTTCAACTCAGTCTTGAGTTCCTTGAAACGGTTAGCCGCTTTAGGCGTCCAGTCATCACCAATGTCGTCAGTCAGGCTCTCAATCGGATCTGTATCCTGAACCTCTGCAACTGGTTCCGGTTCCACTGATTCCGGTTCAGGATCAGGGGTAGGGGGTTCGGGATCGGTGGTTGCTTGATCCATGTTCGCGAAAGCGGCTTCCAGTGAAGCTTCAAAGGAAGCTGGTTCAGTGGCGTCCGGTAAGGCGTCGATGTTAGTTGGTGCTTCTACGGCTTCGGGAGCCTCTACGGCTGCTTCTACAGGTGCTTCTACAGGTGCGTCCATTCGTCGGGTTGGTTGGTTTTAGTGTTGGAGGGCCGATGAGTCAGCTTCTCCAGATCATTAAAGGCGTCCCTGTATCCCGCATACCAAGCCAGTTTATGGCTGTTCGCTTGCGGATCTGCATCCAACGACGTAACCGTTGGGCCAGAAGCCTCTTTCAAAATAGCAATAGCCTGTCGCAAGGTAGGGTCGTCGATGATCTCCTTGAGCCTTGTAACTGACTTTAAATCGTTGAACCAGTGTTCCAGTTTGATTGGGACTACGGCTTTCTTTTTAGCTGGCATTATTCTTGTTCACGAAACTTCAAGGCGGCTTGCGCGTCGCGAATCGCTTGCTCTTGGTCGAACTTTTGTTGCTTGATAGCCATCTCAAGTTCAGCCTTCTGCTGCGTAATCTGCATATCGACTTGCGCCTTCTGTAGCTTCATGTCTACCTCAGACATCTGAGGCTGTCCAGCCTCTTCTTGAATATTTTCTGCCTGTTCTCTCTGGATCTTTTCCAACGCCTTCATGGTGTTGTTGATCGCCTCTTCAGCATACTGGAGAATCTGCTTGGCGTTTCCGACTACGGCTCCCAATGCCGGATCACCGGATGCGTATTGGGCGGTCTCGGAAATGTGCTGGTAGAGTGCCTGCAACGCCGGAAGAACCTGCTGCGGATCTGCTTGGCCCTCGTTGATGGCCTGAATGAACTGCTGCAACAGCGGGACGTGCAACTGCAAGTGCTGGCCGTGTAACTCGCTAGAGACAACAGGAACCTGCTGGCCCTGCTGCAACTGCTGGTTCTCAAGATACGCGATCTTGGTATCTACCGTCTGTCTCTCCGACTCTTGCGCCGGAACGTAGCGATCCGCGAGGTCGTGGCCGACACGAGTGCTAACGATGTCACGAGTAAGGTTGCGGCGACCAACGTCGTCGAATTGACCACTGATTCCTTGAAGCTCGCGAAGCGAGACGAGTCTGTTTGCGTGCGATCCATTACCAATGGAACGAACTGCTTTGGTTTGTGCGACATCTAATTTTTGAATGAATTCTTTCTCTACGCCCCGCTTCTCACAGCGGTCGAAGAAATCTTTAATCGCCGCATCAGGCCGCTTGACCTGAACAATACGACGGACCATCTCGCGCATCAGGCGAGTCCAACTTGAGTAAAAGAGGTTAAGCGTTGAACCACTAATCCTTGTAGCGACATCCATGTCCGCTACCACCTGCATCTTGTTCTTGTATGGCGATGTCTGGTTCGGGCCATACGGAGACATCGTATCAGTGTTGAGGTTCAACTGCTGAGTGAGATCCTGCAAGGCTGGCTGAACCGCTGTTCCTAAGTTCGGAATAGCCTTCTCGACGATCTTCACGTTAGGTGACATCACGGCATACGCTCCGTAGAACGTGAAGCTGAGTTCGTCTAGCGAGCGTTGGTTCTCCGGCTGGATCATCACCGACGAAGCCAACATCGCGCCGTCGATCTGCTGACAACGGAGCCTGTTACTGGTCTGGATGTGGGAGAAGATCCGCTGGCCGAGTCCTCTGATCGAGTGGTAAGTGCCGTTACTGCCTACTCCATAAGTGAAGAAGATATACGCCTGTTCAGGCGAATCGTAGCGACTGACTTTCTTGTAGAGGAAATCTTTAGGACTAGACTCAGCAGATATGTAATGACTCACGCTACCGTCGATCTCACGCACCCAGTAGTGCAACACGTCAACAGTGGGGTTCTGGATGCCTGTGTAGAGATCGTTGTTCTTAATCTCTGCCTGCAACGCTTCATAGTCGGAGTATGTGTTGCCGGACGTGTAAGCACGGCCAGAGGTCTTGACGTTCTCCATCATGACCCGCTTGACCTCTTTTACGTTCCAGCCGACCGCCTTAGCGGCCTTCTCGTTCTTAATAAAGTGGTATAGTTCGTGTAGCTGATACTGGCGGCGTCCGACCGCGATATCGATTGAGTTCTCCGATGCCTGCGACTGGCGCGGAATCAGAATGTCAGCGAAGCCGCCGACGCGGAACTTCCAGTCTTCGGGCGAGTCGAAGTAAGCGACTCCGACTCCATGCTTAATAAACTGTGTGCAGAGGCGTAGGTAGCTGCTGTGGAACTCCGGCCAGCGTCGGAAGAGATCCGTCAGCTCTTGCGCTACGATGTCCTCCTTTGGCCCTGTTTCGCTCCTCTCGCCTGTAGTAGCCTTTACCTCCACAAGACGCTCCAAAGAGGTGTATAGGTCAACGTAGGCCGAAAGAGAGATGTCCAGCAGACGCTGCGCTTCCCCGAAGTTCAGGTTGGTCTTGAGTCCCTGACCACTGGCCGCTAACTGCGATTCGTTGTAGGGTGCAACGCCGTCGAACATACTGTCGATCCGCGAGCGGTTCACGGCGGACTTTTCGTCTGCGCGTAGCAAGGTTGCAAAAATACCGACGGCGGCTTTTACATCCTTGAGACGTGTTTCGACAGGCTTACCCTTTTCATCGAGGCTCCCTAAATCGAGGCCGTCTAAGTCAATTAAATTTGACATACTTGGCTAGTATATTGTTTTGACGGGTAATGTCAATCATTGGGGTAAGCCTCCTCCATAATCTTTTCCATCCGAACCCAGTGGGCGCGACCATCCTCCGTCTTGAGACGGACGTATTCTTTCTTTCCGAAGTCCTTAGTATGCACTAAAAAAGGGACGCCCCTGTATCTTTTGCTCGTATTCTGGTATTTCCAGACAGCCCCGTATGGCGTTACCTTGTAATCAGGATAGCCGTCTACCACTACAAACTCCTCGTCCGGCAGTCCGTGGCAGGCCACAGATGGTCTGTCGTGGTTTACTTTCCTGTAGACGCCCTCGTCGTCAGTAACAAAGGAGTGGTGTTTTAGGTTCTGCCAGTAACGCTTGATCTTCTTGTCGGTTTTCAGGTTGTAGACGTAATCGTCGTCGGTCAGGGCGTAATGGGACGCTCCCTCAATAGGTGTCCAGTCTTCGGGTATTTTGTGTTCAATCATGTCGGAGTTGGTAAAAAAAACTTTTCTCTGAGGCTCTTAGTACCTAATAATATATTATTAGGTACTATACGTCCAGAAGAAAAGTTTTTTTTCTGGTTTTAGGTGCTGCTTTTCCAGCACTGCATATCGGTAAAAAAAACTTTTCTCTGAGGCTCTTAGTATCTAATAATATATTATTAGGTACTAAAGGTCTGAGGAGAAAGTTTTTTATTGGGTTTTAAGTGCCGCTTTTCTAGCATTGCGTTTAGCCATGATTTTAGCCTTGTTTTTACGGTAATACTCTTTGTTGTAGTTCTTTACCCGATTCTTGAATGACTCATACTCCTCCGGCTCAAGGACTTTTGCCACCTCTAATTTCCGAGAGTAGCTGTATTTTGTCTTACGGTAATACTCATTTTGGTAGTCGAGCCTCTTTTCCCGATTCTTCAAATAGTATTCCTTCTTCTTTTTTGGGTCGTAATTTGCCATGCCCAACTCTAGCCGAAAGCCAGACCCCCGTCAATTTTTTTCTAAACACACATATATACATGTGCACGCCACGCAAAAAAGTCGAGACCTACCGGTGGCGTATCCCGAACCCCGAACCCCGAACCACTATCACTATCATCACATCACGATACGACGATGCGTGATTCAGGGTGGGGGATCAGGATGCGGGAATCAGGGAACAGGGAATCAGGTGTCGGTGGATCGACAGGATGGCGGGACGTTGCTCTGCATCGTGTCTGGTCTGGTCTGGTCTGGTCTGGTCTGGTCTGGTCTGGTCTGGTCTGGTCTGGTCTGGTCTGGT